TTCTCGGTGGCACCACTTTTTTAACCACTTTGTGCCACTTCGGTGGCACTTTTCGTTAAGTTAAATACCAAATTATTGATGATGTAATACGCTTAAAACGAGTTCATTAATTGAGTCAGTTGAAGCTTTAGTTTGACACCGAACCATTAATATGAATCCTTGCAATCGAACTCGGAAATGTTGAGATGACACATAGTTTTTAGACAGCACATTGTGTCATCATCTGCGGCTCGGAAACCGCCGCAATCCGCAATTCATTGGTTCATCATATTCGTTTAACTAAAAAGTACACGTTATGGTGAGACTAAAATTCGTCATCCGGCAAGGATTTCTCGCTCTCAGAATCAGCGAAGGAACAGAAAGATTCTACAAGTCTGCTATGCCCTATCTTCTGGGCAACATTAATCTTAGCCGTCAATGGGATCAGGACAAGGAACGCTTTATACGTACCTCGCCCTACGCAAAGGAAAACAACGCCTCTCTCCAGGAATTCAAAGCGACATTCTCAAAACTGCTCCTGGAACATCCTGACTTCACCGCACGGCAAATCTCCAATTACTATATCGAACAAAAGGAAAAGGCACGTAAGGAAGCGGTCGCGGCAGAAAGGAAACTCGACATCACGGTAATCACACAGACCGAATATTCGAACAACGTTGAGAAGTTCCTGGAGAAAGTCATCCAGCGCGAGAAAGTGAAGACCGGATGCAACTTCGAGGTCTATTCCAAGTCCCTTTCCAAATTCCGCAAGATAATCCCGGACTTCGGCTCGCTGAAGTTCACGGACCTTGACTATGATCGAATGATTGCGATTGCCGGTCATATCGCACAGCATCGTGGGTACGCTGGCTCAGCAAAGGCTTTTAGGAACCTACTAGGAAAGGCAAGCCGCGACCGGGACGTGAAGTTCCACCTCTATCAAATCGGTGACTTCCGCTTCCATGATTACGACCCGGACAAGGACGAGCTTCACGATGATAAGCCGGATGTGCTTACCCCAAATCAAGTCGCGGAGTTCTTGAATCTGGATGTGGACGGAATAACCCCGACATACCACGACCGCAACCAAGTGCGGCTGTATTACGACTTCTGCGTATTTATGTTGAACTCCTTCCTTGCACCCTGCGATGTGATAAACCTCAAAAAGAAGAACCTTACAGAACGAGGAACGATTATCACAAAACGCAAGAAAACTCATCGTCAGATTGAGCTCCCGGTAACGCCTGCAATGGAAGAAATTGTGGCGAGGTACTCAGGCAGGTCGAAATGCGGTTATCTGTTCCCGATAATGGACGACAGCAAAACCAAGGAATATCGGACAAGAGACTATCAGTATAAGAAATTCAGGGAGTATCTGAATGTCTGGCTGAAGGAGATTGGAAAGGAACTTGGCCTTAGCTTCGACTTGTACGCATACGTGTTCCGGCATACGGCCATAAGCATCGCCATAGACAAGGGCCTTCCAGTTTCCTATGTTGCTTCCGTTGCCGGAACAAGCACGGACATCATAGAGCAGCACTATTATAATGGAAACCACGAGCAGAACTCACGGCGTCTTCTGTCAGCCTTATCATCACTCTCCCCTCGGTAATGCAAAACCCGGCCAGTAACGGTCGGGTTTCTCCAATCTCGGATGGCCGAATCTCACGACCGGGCCAGCAATTGTAACACATCACATCAATAAGACAGAAAGAGTGGACCTAAATCTGCCAGGGATTCTTGTTCGGGTCATAGTCACGCGCAAACGTGGCAATGGCATATTCAGCAACTGGCTTGTCGTCATCTTCATCGAGCTTTCTGGGAATCTTCGGGTTGATCTTCAGCTTTGAAGCGTCACGAAGCCAGAGGATGGAAGTTTCATAGTCGGTAATGCGTGTCGAACTTATATTGTTTGGCGAAATGAGCTTGTGGAGCTCGTATATCGCCAAACGGAGTAAATGTTTCTTGACATTCGGATTTCTGGGGTCATCCGGTTTGATGTTCACGCCGACTTCAATGTCGTCTGCGTTGGGGTTCATCGTAGGATAGAAGAGCCTGTCGTCCATCACAACGTATTCGTGTTCAGACACCTCGTATTTGTAATCCGTGGTGTAATTCCCGATAAGCCCCCAGTTATCGGATTCCTCAGGATTTACGGTGAGGTCAATGTTCTCCAGGGAAATGAGCGCGTAGAACTTGTTGTTGTGCTTTACAGGAGCCCACAGCTCGTATTCGAAGTTAGCTTCCCAGCTGGAAACATTTTCGACCTCAACCCAGGCATTAATTCCAGGAATCCTGATATTGCCGTATGTGAAACCGTTATATTCAAGGCACTCATAAAAGAGGTCGCCGAATTTAACGATGTCGCCCGGAGCATAATCAAGAAGCTGAGAGTATGCGGTCGCCTCATCGTCTTCGACGAGGCGGTCTTCAATCAGGCTCCAATACTGTACGAGTGCCGGTCTCTTGAATCCGTTGATTGGCTTCAGGGCACTGTAAACCTTCCCAGCGTTGATGAAATGCGAACCTGGAGGATATGTAATGCCACTGTTGTATTCCATGAGGCGTTTGCCAACCTCAAGAACATCCTCAATTTTGTAGTTATCGGTGAGGTATTCAATGATTGACTCCTCAGCCGCTTCTTCTGCCTGGGCAAGACGGTCCTCGTTGCCACGGGTAAGCTGGGAAAGGGCCTCTTCCGTGACAATGCTGAGATAATCGCTGTTGAGTAAAAATCTTTTATACATTGTCATTAATATTCAAAGCCGGTATAAATCGGCGCACCTGTCGTTTGTATGCCCGTGCCGCCCTTGCGGTTGAATTTTTGCCATACGTCCGGTAAAAACAGTACGAGCGCGTAATCGAGACAGTCGGAAAGGTGCCCATACTTTTCATATTTTACGCCGCTCCTGTTGTCAACCACCTTTTTCTTGGACTTCGTGCCATCCGAGTTCTTCGTCTGGTAAATGAGGTCTTCAGTCAATTTGCGGCACCTCATATCTATTTTCACTTCCCAACCGTCATACCCGTTGAACAGGGCGTTCACGAATTCAAGTCGTGTAGTCTGAGAGGGCTGTTTTGAGAGCAACTTCTTCTTCGTGTTGAGAATCGGATTGCTCATATTTCCAAGGATAATCGTATAGTTGTTCACGCCTTCTTCGGTCTGCGATGAACGGGCCAATCCAGACGGGTCTCCAGTAACTAATAGCCCGCCGAGGTGCCCCTCGTTTAAGTACTTGGACTCTAGCTTTCTTGCAAGCCTTGGAGTGTTGTTCTCCTTATCCTCAGGCTTTCCGAGCATTTCTTCCATGATATAGACTTTTTTGTTATTGTAGTCAATCTGGAGGGAAAGCGTGCTCATATACGGCATTACGTTGAAGTCCCAGCTGATGATGAGTGGCTTTGTCGGGTCGTAGTACGATTCCCTGAGCTTGGTGAACAAATGCTTACTACCATCGAAGTTCCAATAGGCTGCGGCTTCGTTGGTATCAACCCAGTTCCAGTTTCCATATTTCAGGCGTTCCTTCGTTGCCCTGTCCTTGATGTTGTCAAGGGCAACAAGGTATGCTCTACGGAATTTCTCGTCCGGATTATCGAATACAGAGAATGGAATGTACCGGTCGTGTTTTTGAAGAACGACATCGTTCCCTTCCTCGTCCATCACGAACCGGTCGCGTACCCATCCGAGACACGGGTTCGTTGACATAAGTAGCTTGGGAACCACCGTTGTGCTCTCAACCTTCCAACGAATACGGGAGCCAAGAACGTCAATTGCCTTCTTGGAAATCTGTCCTACCTCATCGACAAATGCGCCGGAGTACTCAGAAGAACCCAAGCGTTGGAAATCAGGGTCGATGAGTGTATCGGCAAGTTCTTTCATAATGATTTTCGAGTTGTTCCAGAAAATCATTTCTCCGTGTAAGCTATCAATTCTATAGTTTACGTCTTCCTCCAATCCCCAATTCCTTACGATGCTGCGTATCGTATTCCAGGTTGATTCACGTAGCGATTTAAGCGTGAGACGTGCAACAACCATACGCATATCATCCCATCGAATGCAACTGGAAATGAGCCAGGCAGAACCGAGCCAGCTCTTTCCTCCTCCAGCAGCACCGCCTTCAAGAATGGCCTGCGGAATATCCTCATTCCCGCAATTTGAGCAGACGGCCTTGTATAGCGGTTGCCCGTTACGGTCCGTCCCGCATTCAACCTGCGTGACCCTTCCACCACAAATTGGGCACTCAGGCTGTAAGCATTTCCAGACTTCATACTGCTTTTCGGACGGTTTGAAGTCTATGTGCAAACTGCGCGGTGCCTTTAGTTTCTTTGCCATTCTTATCAATTGAGCCAGGCGGTATGCCTGGCTCTTTGAACAATTATTATAATCAGAGAGCTACTTTTTCTTCTCTTCGATTGCCTCATTGTAGATTTTCTCTACGAACACCCAGAAGTCATCCGGATATGGAGAGGAAGAGAGGGCTTCGCAACCTTTCTTCAGGTAAGCGATTTCCTGCTCCGTGAACTTGATGTCGAGAGGGTTTTTCTGGTCTTTCTCCGCATCCCAGGTAATGCGACCGTTTTCATGATCCTCCTTGATGCCGAATTCATCGCGGTCCTTGTCCGTAAGACCAACTTTCTGTAAGAGGGCCTTCTTCAGATTGAAGTCCATAAAGCTGTTCTCCTTTGGGAGAATCTGTGGGAAATAAATCCTGTCTTTGATGTACAGTTTCATAAGTCCTAATGTTTGTTACATCAAAAGAATAGTATGAAAGTTGGCCGGGCGTTGCTTATTTTTTGATAATTTTTCGCAGAGGAACGCCAAATGTCACTCCTACACCCACATAGGGCACATAATTATTTTGCCCAGCATACCCAAATCCAATCTGCAATCCCACACTTATATCAAAAAACGGGTCCTTTGACGTGGGCTTAATCACGTTTGTCGGAGCAAACACCCTACAGCTATCCAACTTTGGCATATACCCGCTAACCCAGGCTTCGTAGTTTTCTTCCTTGTAGTATTTCTGGGTTATTGGTATTATTACCTGGGCAGAATCTTGTGAATGCGTAGCAGTTGAGTCTATAACTGGAAGGGTTGCAGCTGTATCGGTTGACGGTTTTACAGGCTCTGTTGGCGGTACAACCGGAAGCGTCTGCGTGACATAACGAATGACGAGACTGTCTTTTGGTACTGGGTAATAGAACGGTATAGTGTCGATATACGATTCAGTCGGTATCGAATCAAACGCTCTCTTGTAATAAACGTTGAATCCGATCGAAACAAATAATCCGATGAATACAATGATGAATACTATTTTGTCGAACTTGCTTCCCATAATTATAAGGATTCTACATAATTCTTGATGGCCTCCACATGAGTTCTCACAATCGCCTCCTTGCCGTCTTCAGAATTTAGGTACGCAAAATCGCTTTTGTTGTCCTGGAAGAAGTTTTCGGAAAGGCACGCGGCACAGTTCGTTTTCTTCAGCACTGCGAAGTCGGATTCCATATCGGCATCGCCATCTGAATCGTCTGTGCGGAAGGCTTTCTGGTATTTGTCATACCACCCCTTCTTTTTACCCTGCGCTATGATATTTTCATAAGCCTTGAAATTGAGCCTCGCAGACTCGTAAAGGAAGTCAGCGAATACGTCCCCACGGGTCTGCCCAACACTTGTATAGCAACACCAACCACCAGCACTCATCCAATTCTTTCCTGAACCGGCTGCGTTGACGTGGATAGAAACGTAAAGGCATTTTCGAGAACCTTTTTTCTTACAAATGCTGTTCACGAAATCAATGCGGTACGCCAACTCTCTTTTCTGCTCTTCCTTTGCGCTTACGGCTTTGATTTCCGTATTGGGAAGAAGCGGCTCATAGTCAACAAGAACATTGAACCCATCGGCCTCCAGTTCTTCCTTGATTCTGGAAACCATTTCACGAGAGAACACAGCCTCACGGAAAGTGCCGTCTGGAGAACGTTTTCCGGGCGTTGTAATAAGATGCGCTGTTCCAAGAATGACGGTAAAGTCTGCCTTATTCATATTCTAATGATTTGATAGGGATAAACCACTCTTGTTCATCGATGTATGGCTCTCCTTCCAATTCAATCCAAGCACCGAATATGCCCATCCAATTCCTGCGGATTTCAACTATTTGGCCACGCCTGAATGCGAGCTCCATCATTTGCATACCGATCAATTCATCGGAAGGAATGATAAGAATGGTATCTCCAAGTTTCATTATAATTCTTCTTCTTCGCTTTCTTTGTATGCTTCATCGGAACCGGGGTTTACACGTATCCGGTATCTATCCACTAACTCCCGTGTCTTGTAATCGTACTTAAGGTCAAGATGCCAGACCGCCCCCACAAATCCGAGGAACAGCCCGAAGGTCGTGATAACTGAAGCATCAATAACTCCCTGGGGTGGAATAAACAATGAAATGAATACGAGAGTGATTCCCGCGAGGAGAACAATTCCGGCAAGCGTGAATTGAATGGCCTCCTTTGTGCCTTTACTGATTTTCATTAGGCATATCTGTTTGAGATTTTTGTTCTGGGACTATAACGTTGAAGGTTATACCCGATTCGCCGCCACCGTTGATCTCAAACTTGTTGACCTGCGACTCCTTCACCGGGTACATCTCCATCAATGCCTTACTTGCGCTAACGGCTACGCTTCTCAATGAGGCTGGAGACAATGCTTTTCCACGGCGATCATAATATATGTCCCTGGATGTCTCTTCAATGATATGCTTAAGATTGGCTGTGAGAAAACGCTTCATATTCTTTGCGTCCTCAACTGTCAATGCTTCAAGCTCCTTTACGTACTCAGCTACATCCTCGCGCTTAAGCAGAAGCGCAGCCTTTTGGTTATTGAACAGCTCGTCATCCTTAGAGATATGGAAGACATCAGCGTAGCACTTAGCAGCATTACCAGCATAAGGAGCGCATCCATTTACGAACAGCTCGCAAAAGATACGCTCATCCTTATTTAAGTTATTTGCTACTGACATTGCTATTATTTTTCTTTACTAAATAATAGCCAAACATCATTCTTTTTGTTCATTCTTAGAATTGAGCAGCTGGCCCATAATTATCTTGCGCCAAATCTCTCCCATTCCTTCGATTGCGGCTTCTACGTCCTCTATATTTTTTATGAAATCCATATTGAAATTAATCTGGAGATCGTAACCGCTAATCTCCATCAGATTCTGTCCTATGTCCGGGTTAGAGACAACAAATACGTCCCTGTCCGACACGGCACGAAAAACCACCTTGGGCTCCTCTTGCATTTCAGGTAACTTGTCTGCCATATCTTTAGATTTTGAAGTGCTTGCGAGTTTTTTCTGTCTTACTGATTGCGATGGATTCCCCTCCTTCTCCTGACGTATTTCTCATTCGTCCAGCGCACACGGCAACCACATTAGTTGTCGCAGAAACGTCTGCGTCTGCATCGTGTGCATCATCCAACTCAATCCCCAACAACTCACACATTATTTCAAGCTTGTAAGAGCTCACGTTGTCATTGTTACATAATGCAAGCTGACCAAGATGAATCGTGTCAAGCAGGTCCGGATGCCAGTTGCCATAGAAATCAACGTGACCACGGACGAGCTTCTGGAATTCTTTCATCAGACCGGCATACTCGAACATCTGGCAAAGAAAGCCTTCATCAAACGGAATGTTCTGACCGATGATAATCGGTTTCATATTTTTGCTAACCTTAGGACATACGTCAATGATGAACTGGATGAGGTCGGCGGCAACCTTTTCAATGTCCTCGCCCTTCTCCTCCAGCATTTCCATTGTAATGGCAGAGTATTCCAGGGCTTTGTCATCGTACCGCATCATTTCTTTCTGGTCGATGTCATATTTGCTTTTGAGGACTTTTTTCTTCTTCGACCCAACCCCCTTGATCTCTTTCTTTTCATAGGGCTTGATATACCTTACAAATGTGCCAAGACGTTCAAACGTATCAAGTCTGTTTGCGTGTACAGCTATCTGGGTGCAGGCGCATTCGGTGCATTCGAGGCCACCGGTCTCAAAATCTAACGTAAGCCCTACAATAATCGGTTTTTCTTGTTTCGGTGCAGCCATAGTATTAGTCAATCAATGATTGGAAAATTTTTTCTGATTTGTTAAAAAAGCTATCGAGAGAACCGTTGTTTACGATAACGGCCTTATAGAAATCCCAGGGAAGTATCGTGCGCTTGTCGTCACGCTCAATTCTGTCAATGCCAATCGCAGGATCGTATTTCCTATCGACATAAACCGGCACTATTTCATATCTGTCTCCAAATTTTTCAATCATTTCAACAAGAGCGTCCTCATCTATGATATAGGTGCAAACGTCATAATCATCGAGCTGTGAAAGGGAAACCCAATAGTGATAGCCGCCAAAATTTGCATAAGCAAGCATCTTCTCGCGTGATGGCATACAAATGTCTTCATCGAACCAATGCTCACGGCCCTGTTCTTCTCCAGGACGCATAGCCCTTGTTGTGTGTGAAACAAGCTGTGGAATGCAAACCTCTTCTTCGAGGAATCTGACAAGGGTCGATTTCCCGCAACCAGATGGGCCAACAATTGCAAAAATCTTTGTTCTCATAATACTTCTAATACGCTTCTTCTGTAAAACTGTAAGTTGTTCTTACCCTGATACTCACTGTATTTTACGGTAGCAGAGCAAATAATCAATTTGTCTTTTGTGGCGAGAAGCTGTGGCCTGAGGTCGTTATATTCCTCGGACCAAACAATACACTCGCAACTATCGTTGTTCTGCTGAAGAAGGAGCTTGCAGAATATTTTCTTGTCTCCGGTACGTTTGTCTTCGTACTTCTTCTCCTCAACATCAACTACGGTTGCGCATATCGCAACCTTCTTGTCTTCCATTTCAGGCTGGAAGATGTCACCAAGAACGGTATAGGATGCCCTGCCCTTAATGGTCGCCTTTGCCTCCGAATTGTCGTAAATGCGCTTATAGTCAATTGCACCCATTCCAGACACGGCTATCTGCTGTTGCGACCACCAATAATGCTTTCCTCTCATTTCTTCCGGAACGTCCTTCTCCGTAATTTCGAATCCGAGGTGGTGTGCCGCCTTTACCATAATCGCATAACGCTCAATAACGGATTCGGCACGTTCGACCTTATCAAAACAACCGGCAAAGATGAGATTTCTGATATGCCGTGCGTTAACAGGACATCTTGTCGCTTCGTCCTCGTTGTCAGGATCATCCCAGTATTCGTATTTCTTCAGCTTGTACTTGAAGATACGGTCAATAAAGTTCTCGATGCTGGTGAATTCTCCGTTTTTGTTGCGTTCATTGATAATCCACTCGACTGCCTTTGTTCCAAGCATCTTGATTCTGGAAAGAGACCAGAAGATTGAATTGGTTTCATAATCGGTGTGGAAAATCTGACCGCTGACATTAATGTCCGGAGCAACAACCTTCGCATTACTGCAAGCGTCCATTTCGCCCATCAGAGATACGATTTCCTTATCGTCTGCCCACTGGAGGGCAACGGTATAGAATGCTGTTGGATATGCCACCTTCAGATAGGCTCCTGCATAAGCTGTAGCTGCGTATGCGGTGGCGTGTGACTTGTTGAAGCAATATGCTCCGGCGGCTTCGATCTGCGCCCAAATCTTATCGCGGTCTTCCGCAGGACAACCATTCTTGTCCGCACCGGCCATAAACTTATCGCGCATAGCCTGGATTTTCTCAGTCTTTTTCTTGGAGACGAACTTAACCAGCTTCACGCCATCACCAAGGCTAAATCCACCAATCTCACGAGAGAGGCTCACAATCTGCTCCTGGTACACGACAACGCCGTATGTGTTCTTCAGCGAATTGTATGTTCCCCACAGATAGACTGGGGCGACAAGTCCGTTCTTACAATCAACGAATTCATCGATGTTACCCATAGTCGCAGGGCGGTAGATTGCATTAGCGGCGATGAGGTCTTCAATGCAGGTAGGTTTCAGGTCTATAAGGAACTTGGTTATTCCTCGTGAGCTGAACTGGAAAACGTTCTGCGTGAATCCACGGCCAAGTACATCATAAACACGCTGATCGTCCATAGGGCCAGTGACAATGGATTCTAACGACACATCCTCGTGGTAATGCTCTTTCACCAGGTCAAATACTTCGTGTAGCTTTGACAGCTCCTTGGTCGCAAGACAGTCATTCTTAAGAAGGCCAAGCTCATCGAGTTCGTAACCATCATTCTCGCTTACCAAGAGGCCGTCAACCTTTTTGATTGGAACAAAATCGAAGCACTCAACATCTTCTCCGTTCATTTCGTCCGGAGTTACAAGAAGGGCTGATGCGTGTACGGAGCCAGAACGAGGTTGGAACATAAGCGTGCGAATCGACTCAAAAAGCTGAGGGTAGTCATTTATGAACTTGGCAATCTTCTTCTCTGTCGCCGCAAGTTTGAAAATGCCTGAGAAATCACACTTGTCATCATCGAAAATAGCTGTGATATAGTTGACGATATTGACCGGAATCTTCATTGTTCTGGCAACGTCCTTGATGACGGCCTTCACCTTCAGCGTAGTAAGAGTACCGGCTGAAAATACACGTTGTTTGCCATCGTGGTTGTAGCGTTCTTCGATATATGCCTTCACATCCTGACGGCGGTCGCTCTGATAATCTTGATCCACATCGGGAAGACTCCCACCAGTCCCCTGAAGGTAGCCGGAATCTACAAACATATCTATGGCTTGAGTAGGTGCGTTGCTGTGAACGCATTTTACATTCGTTACTTTCATATCTTCATCGTATGATAAGCGTGACGGTCAAAGATGTTATCGTTGGCTTTGCAAGCCTTCTCAAATGCAGTCAGTTCGTAATCTGGGAAGATCATCCTCTTCGTAATGAAACTCTCAGATGCAATGCCTTCCAGCGTCCTACAACGGCTAAGTGCCACATAGAGCTGCCCTGGGCAAAACATACCTTTGGAATGGATAACGATGTTGTCGAAGGTCAATCCCTGACTTTTATGAATCGTTATCGCCCAGGCAAGCGCAAGCGGGAATTGTTTGCAAGTCCCTTTCACAACGCGCTCGATCTTTTTGACCGGTACGTTGTTTTCCATTTTCTCTACAGCTTTGTACTCGCATTGCTCCCACACATATTTGCCGATCTCAACCAGATAACCATTGTCGAGTTGCACGATAACCTGCTTGTCGTTTAGTTCTTCGATAACCCCAAGAGAACCGTTATAATAATGCCCCTCTCTATCGTTCACAAGCGTCATAACACGAGCTCCAACGCGAAGGTGGAGGGTTATGTCACAAGGAGCGTTGGACTCTGGGAAGTCGCCCTCGATCGTGCAAGGGTAATGGTGCGTTGCTTCTCCTAACAGCGAACTGTTGATATTGGCAACGTCCTGTCGGTGTGAGCAGATATGAATATATTTGCTATCGAAGTTCGTGCTTAACTCCTTGTCACGAAGCTCAGACAATATTTGCAGGTCATCGAAGGAAAGCTCATAGTTGCGGATATGGTTCAGGATCGTAATGAAATTTTCATCAGTCTGCCTGAAAATATGTGTCAACTCAATGACACGGAACCCCTTCTCACGGAACACGGATGCGTTGAAGAAGTAAGGGCCACGATACATATTTTCAATGGATTCTCGCTCGTCAGCCTTAACTACTGGAGGAAGCTGGTGGAGGTCACCAAACATTACGAGTTGGATTCCACCGAACGGCTGTGCATTTTGGCGGTACATCCTCAGTTTCTTGTCAACGAAATCCATCACGTCCGCACGTACCATACTGATTTCATCAATGATGAGAACGTCAATGCAGTTAGCAAGGTGTTTCTTGTTGGCATAGAACTTCGAGTCTGCCGCTGCGGTAGGTCCAAGTGGCCCAAAAGGAATGTTGAGGAAACTGTGAAGCGTGATACCCCCAGCATTGACCGCAGCGACTCCAGTTGGTGCGGTGATGATAAACCGCTTGCTGATGTTCTCAACAAGGTATTTCAAGAAGGTGGTCTTCCCAGTGCCTGCCTTTCCGGTAATGTATAGAGATTCGTTTGTATTCTGAACGATTTCGAGGGCTTTCGCCATTTCGTCTGTAATCGTAATGTCCGTCATCATAATTCATCGATAGTGAACAGTTCATCTTTGTTGTCGAAAAGGATGTCATCACCTTCCTCTAATTCATCTGCATAAATAGTAATCGGTTCTTCTTCTCCGTCTCTGCGTACATATAATTGGGCATCGCGGTCTATTTTAAGTGTCTTTCCGTTCTCCAGGGTCACGTTTACATAGTCGTTAGATTCAATGTCCTCGCCAATGATCGTTGCGTCAGAGGGATATAGACCAGCTCTCTCTGGAAGCAGGAACCTCTCAAAGATCAGGTCGTATCTGAGCGGGTCAATCAGTGTGATGCCAAGAAGATATAGGAGCAAAGAACCGGCTGCCGAACCACGTCCACAACCAACGAGAATATTGTTTCTACGGCTCCAGTTGCAGGTATCGTATTGAACGAGAAGATAGTCAACGTTGTTAGTAGATTCAATGATATACTTCTCGTATTCCATCTGCTCCCTATATCGTTTCTGACTTTCCGCATCTTTGGGAACAAGACGTTCAAAGCCCTCTTCAAGAAGCTGGATGAACATATTATGCGTTGTGCCATACTTGACCTCCTCTTCAGGAGTCATAGTGTACTTTGGCATAAAGTTCTTATCGTTCTCGAAACGTGCATTGGCGTGCTCTGCTATGAATACGGCATTCTCGGCGCATTCTTGGAAAAGCGACTCAATATCCCACTTTTCACTATCGAAAAGTGACTCGAACAACGCAAAGTGCTCGTCAACGTCCTTAAAATATTGCTCATTGCTTTGCTCGTGTGCCGCCCCTGTTGCAATCTTGTTCAGGATAATCTTATTCTTAGCATCAGATTTGTCGAGGTAATACGCATCGGTGATAAGGATCGGGTCAACGCCGTAGTCGTCTTGATTGTCATATATCTTGTCGAAATACAATTTGGCAGATTCCAGAACACGAATGTCGATACGTTCAGCCTTGTATTCCGTCAAATCAACCTGGAAGAATATGTCATCGAAGCTGTCCTTCAGTTCCTTTACCGGATGCGGATTATCAACAATCCATTCAGAAGAGTATTTGTCGAGCACAAGGAAGTTGCCCTCACCACGCCGTTTAAGTTCTTCGAACATGATGGTCTGATCTTCGCTGTCAACCATAATTGCCTTCTGAATGCGGAGAAGATTCCTCAAACCTTTCTGTGTGCCTACATATACCTTTGCTCCAACAGTACTTTCTCCGTAGTGGAAGGTCAAGGAATAACCGAATACGAACTTCATTCCCTCCTCATCACAGCATTTCTGGAGATTATAACAGGCAGCCATCGTATTACGGTCGCATATACCAATCGCCTTATGTCCGAGAAACTTTGCCTTCTTGACCCACATTTCGGGCATAAAGCTTCCATTTAGAAGTTCGAATGGGGTGTGTGCGCCAAGGTTCACAATCTCAACATCCTTCTTGGTGGGTTCGGTTCTCGTGCCTACATATTTGAGGATGTTAAGCGCAAAGCCTTTCCTGAGGTCGAAGTAATACCAATTATCGCCAAACTTAAAGGCGATATAGTTGATGTCCTCGGCCATAAGGATTGCGGGCTCTTCCATACTGTTAAAGATAATCTCGTTATCCTTATTGAGCCTGAATATTGAATTCAGTTCAGTAGTGTCCTCATAATAGACTTTTCCGAGACCTGGAAGCTCTATCACCTCATTGTCTATGACAGTATATTGTATTTTGTTGACTTCAAGCCATTCAAGTAATTCCTTCATAATCTATTATCTAAGGTTGTTAGTTTATACTCCACAGGTGTTTTGATGTTCATAGAGAACGTGTCAAAGATTTCCCAGAAGTCCATTTCGTCCCAATCCTTCCCGTCACTTTCAATTCTGGCAATGTAACAATCGAAATATTCGTTGAGTTCAAGAGCTGCTTTATTAATCGCTTCAGTAGCATCCGAATCATAACCAATCACAACCGTTCTCACACCCTTTGACTGGAGCTTGTATATTTGCGTTTCGGAAATCTTTTTTCCAAACGTTGCTACAGCAGCGATTCGATTGTTGTCGTACAGATTGAGCTTCCTGGTGAGAGCGATCACATCAAACACGCCTTCACAAAGAATAACCGTATCAGTCTCGTCCTCAATAACAGAATCGTAATTGTACAGGAGCTTGACAAAATTATTCTCGCCCTCCTTAGAACCGCTGTTGTTGTACCGGCGAATTTCATATTTGCCTTTCAAACGTGCGTTTCGGTTATACGCATCGATCTTTTCCTTGTCCCAAGTGTGTCTGCTGATATACCCAACAATGTTCTCATTGTCTATGATTGGAAAGACCACATAGTCATCGAACATGAAATTTAATCCCCTCGTAGTTCCTACCGGGAAAAACTCATAGTCATCGGCCGTAAATCCACGTGATTTCAGATATGGGTTACGGAAGCAACGCTTCCACCCTTCCGGCATTTCAACAATATTGAGCTCATCATCAATTTCGTCTTCCAGATTGACAAACTGCGGTATTTCCAAAGGCTGGAAAGATGCGGTCTCCTGTATTTTAAGGTCTGAACGGCCAATGTCGTCCAACAGCTGATTGATGTCTTTTGTGGTGTGTCCGCAAGAAAAGCAGTGACCCATAAAGAGTTTCTTCTTAGCGGTCTCAGGCCCAATATAAATTCCGAACTTACCGCCTGCGTGTCCGCAATAAGGGCATATCGGCACTATCAGATTCTTGCGCCCACCGTCCGGTTTCGCGTGAAGTTCAACCGAAAGTTCCTGGATTAAGAAATCCCTATCCTCACGACTAAGATACATCACGCAACCTTGTTAATGTTCATACTTCTCTGGCGGTCATAGAACTGCTCGTGCTGGTAGTCTGTGGCAATCCTAAATGGCTCACCTTTCTTGAACCAACGCGCCTTAGCAACGTTAATGCGCATCGTTTCCTCCTTGGCTTCACGGTCGGATTGATTAAGGGTAATGAGGTGCGTAAGCGGTCTGGAAAGACCCTTGGCCTCTGACGTATTGTATTCGGTTAGAACGTTCTTTTCGTCATTTATCCACTCACGGTTCTCGATTGTGGCCTGGTAGGTAACAACCATCCATACATCTTCGTCTGTGGCAAGGTCCTTAAGGTCGTTTGCTACGGCGATTCTCTTGTGGCGTTCCCCATTTTCTCCCCATTGTCTCCCAGAAGAATCCGTAAGAAGGTCCATAGAATCGATAATTACAACGTCCGGGCTTATTCCATACCGTTTCTTGAACTCGGAAATTCCGTTCTTAATGTCGATTGTTGAAACGTGACAATTGAATTTGGGGTAGGATTTTACATAGAGCTTGCCCGCAACCGTCTTGAGCTCTTCCTCCATCTTCTCCAGTTCAACGTCACGGATTGTACCGGTCTCATAACGGAACACGTCACAGGCAGTGATAGCCGCCGAATACGCGTTGACCGTTTCGAGTTTGCTCCCCTCCAAGGAGAAATGAAGTACGTTCAATCCATCGCGGCACGCATTTGAACCGATATACCTGGCAATGTGACTCTTTCCAACGCCGGTAGCGGCCATAAAACAAGTGAGCTGGGTGCGAAGGTCGTGTGAGGCATTTCGTTCGTCCAGTTCGTCAATGTAGAACCTTGTAATTGCACGCTTGCGGCCAACCGAATTGTGCTTCTGACGGTTCTCCTTGAATCTGGATGCGAACGTGTCGATTACGTTGACATAATCGGACTCACGAAGGCTGAACGAGTTTGACCATACTGAATAGTCGCTGAGTTTGGTCTGTGCCTTCTCGTGCTCGTTTTTATTGTACAGTTCGCCAACCTCTTTATAGACCTTCTGAAAACGGACCTGTTTGATGTATTGTTCAAGCTGCTCCAAAATTTCATTCGTCCCTGTAACGTTTGCCGTATCATATATGTCTTCTGCAAGTGTAACGGCACCGCGATCATTTGCAACCGACTGTTTAAGGATGCTGAATGAAGGGCAATGCTTATGCTCCTTGTAGTAATTTGACAGTGCCGTGTGGAGTTTGATGAAGTCTTTGTCCGGCAGATATTCCTTCTTGATGTGCTCCGTCACAACCGCCAGGACATACTCATTGTCAAGGCAAGTGCGATATACATCCATCAGGAATTCTTCCGTCAGAACACTATTTGTTTGATTCGACATATTCCACTCTGATTCTAAAGAGCTCAGGATATTTTCTATCCGTCTCTTTCTTACATTGTTCAATAAAATTACATTTGCCACAAGCCGCAGAAAGCGGGCTCCAACCAAGGGTTGATTGCTGGCAGATAACGAATCCGACAGGGCGATTTAGTAGCCTTAATTTCGTTTGCTCTTCGGATTCCTGAAAGATGTACCTAGAAAGTGGGTGTTCACTCCTGTCAGCAATGAGCTTAATCAATGCTTCTCTTGTTAGCCCACCCTCTTCCAGCCATTTATCTTCGTAGTACCGTGCTCCGCGCTTAGATTCCTTCAACCTTTTAATTGAAGCGGGACCGAACGCCTGATTAATCGTCCATTTGCCCCGTCCTTTATAAGCGTGGGCCGTGCAGATGCAAAAGTCAACGAGCCTTTCCTTGGTTACTGCACCGAATTCTTTCTCAAACAATCCTATGAATTTGGTCAAGACCTTGGCCGTTGAACCTCCCTGTGAAAACCTGAAGGTTGGATTAACCAATTTCTTCTCAATCTCGCTAAAGACCTTCATTGTTTGCTTGACCAACTTTTCGCTCTCCATCTCGCGTTAAGTATTTTTTCATAAATTGTCGAGCCAGATAAAGGCGGCTCTTGACGGTTTCTATGTTATGAGACTTAAGTGTTCCTCGTTTGTATTCGATGTCGGCTATTTCCTTTAAGGAGTAACCGGCTTGCTGTAAAAGAAGTGCGTCCCTATGTATCGGCTTCATCATATCCAAAATCTGAAGGATGTCGTCATTATAAAAATCGCGGTAGTTGTCGATATTCATCGCATTACCGGACGGATTTTCAGAATCTGGTATATTGTCCTGAAGGGTATCAATATTGTCGCAATACGGTTGATTCGATTCCGACTCGGCACATTTCCTTTCCAGTTCCAAGACGCAACGTTTAGTGCAGATGTGTAACCAAGTCTTGATTGAACGTGACGGGTCGTATGTTTCAATTCCCCGATAAAAGTTCACCAAGACCTCGTTGTAATTCTCACGCACATTTCTCATATTCCAGGAATATTGCATCACAAGCTTGTAAATCATATTCTTGTAAGGCATAACGTACTTCTGAAAGAGTTCGTTGCGTCTTTTGATTACTTCTGGGTCACATTCTCGCTGTTGTCTTTCTTGATTGCGTACACTGTCCACCATTCGATCGCAACTTCTTTGTTAAACATTAAAGTTGCTTTGTCAGTCAATTTGCGGACAGCGCAGTATTTTCTCCAACGATTCTGTAGTTCGATGAATTTCAAACGAACCTCATTATCTGAAGGCTTCGGCTGTTTGTCGAGAAAGTGACAGAATTCAGAAAGGAGGTCCTGACACTTATCCTTATCTCTTTGTGCAATCCTGTTACTCATTAGATATGAAATTTATGAATGTAATACTGCCAGATATGCAAGGCATCGGCTTCATTGTCATCGATGCAATCAACTTTCCAACGGAGTTTTGCAAATTTCATCATATCTGCCTTGTTTGCATTTCCGTTTCCAGTCGCCCAGCTTTTCACAACTTTTACGTTAATGAATGCCGGTTCTGGAAGATCAAGTGTGTCGCAAATCTCCAAAAGAATACCCCTGAACTCAGAAAGTTTCCGCTGATCGATGAAGTGATTATTCACGTTCACATCCTCTGCGACAATTTGCTTGATTCCATATTTTGTAATGAAATCAACGAGGGTATCACGAAATGCTTTGTGCTGCTTATTGTTATTTCGGCGCATCGACTCTTCAAAGTTCCAGGTTCCACTCTCGTGAACGGAATAGTAGCCGCAATGTGTGGCTATATCCAATCCGAGCACCTGGTCCCTCGTGGGCTTTTGCACCGATGTCTGTGTCATATCTTGCTTTTCCATTAAATAAATGATATACCGTTACGTTTATTAACTACGAGCTTGAACGGATAGTTCTCCGCAATATTCCCGTGGCTCACAATTAGACTCGTGATCTGAAGCGAATTCAAAGACTCGAAAATGTTTGCAAGGCCGGTCTCATCGGTTGCGTCCAGAATCTCGTCCAGAATCAGCAAATCAAGCCCTTTGCCCTCGGCACAACTAATGTTTGTCAGTTTGTGCATCGCAAGGATATTTGCAAGGTTCACACGAGCCTTCTCGCCTTCTGAGAACTTATCGAACGAACCGCAATTTACACCGTCACGAAGGAGCGAAATTGAAATCTTGTCACGAACCTTCCCTGATTTAAGAATAGTGAAGCCGGAGAAGGAAATGCGTATATCGGAACCTATCTTTTCCAAAAATTCGTTCGTGATATGGGCAAGTGCCTCAATCTTAGAGTTTGCGAGGTGGGTCTTGAACTCAACAAAAGTCGCCTCCTGGGAACGGAACTTTGCCAGTTTTTTCTCCACCTTCTCCTTTTTTGAAAGAGCCTTGTCGTAATCCTTCTGGTAAGCCTCCCTGCTCTTTTTCAGGTTCTCAACAACATCATTCTCCAATGCTTTCTCGGCATCCGCAATGGATTCCTCAAAAGATTCGATAGAACCTTCAGCGTTTGAGATATTGCGTTCTGCGTCTTTCTGCGCATTTTCTGCGGTATCAGTTTCGCTATCAATGAACTGGAAGGCATCATCGAACATATCTGCATGGAGGTCATTAATATCTTCCTGAGCGTCTGCGATATTGTCCTCGATATTCTTACGATCGATCAAATGACTGGATTCGATTCTGATAAGATGGTCCAGTTCGAGCTGGGAATTTGAGACTTTCCGTGACCAATCGCTCTGTTCAGAGTTCAATTTGTTCTGCTTCTCACGGGCTTTCTTGCCATCTTCGATGATACTATCAATATTCTTCTGGACGGCATCAATCCTTTCCTCGTTTTCAGACTTGACACCTTCAAGGTCTGCGAGGGTGTCGCGCACCTCTTCGATGTTGACATCTTCGGACAAGGAGAATTCGTGACCGCACTTGGGGCAGGTAATAACACCGGCCAACTGCTTGTTAAGAGCGGCTATCTGGCGGTCATACTGAAGGTTGGCAGAACGATTGTCTGCGTTTTCTGCCTCCAACTTACGAACTTTCTTCGTGAGAGAGCTTATGGTTTCTTCAATTTCCGGCATTTCAGTATCGTACTGTTCCTTGAAGTTGTTGAATTCCTCAACAAGCTCATCGTGCTTCTTTCTTGCAGAAGAGACCTCCGCCTCCCTTTTCTTGTCCTGTGCAATCTGTTCTGCCAGGTCTCGTTCGAGAGACTTCAGTTTATTCTTAAGCAGGGTAAGACGAAGCATATAGTCAGAGAACTGAAATCTGTTAGCCTCAAACAGCTCCTTGATTGCTTTATTGTCATCTTCGATACTACCGTTTGCATTCTCGATTTCGGTAAGCTTCGTATAAATATCGTCAAGGACAACAAGCTTCTCACCGTATTTTCTAACGGCTTCTTTGCGTGAGCGGATATATTCTCGTTTCTCAGCAATCATTTGGCGAAGGTTGGCTATGCGCTCCTCACGGGATTTTGCCCTTTCTTCGCTGGAAGACACGGCGTTCTCAATTTGTTCATCAATCGCTTCAATACGGCCCTGGCAAGTAGAAACATTCTTTTCCTCTTCATAAAGGCTGTCCTGAATGGGTTTCATATCTTCCTGGAGGGCAGCAATTGACTCGTCCACCAGAATACCATTCGAGAACCTATTAATGATTTCCTTCTTCTCTTTATCAGAGCTGGAAAGGAAAGAGGAATATTTGTGCTTGCAGAGAATGTAGTTTGCGTAGATGTCTTCTTTGGTAATGCCAATGAAGTCAAGAACATATTTGTTGTAATCAAGAACCGATGCCTGGGCAACCGGTTCCCAATCAAACTCGCCATCTTTACGCTGCCCATTGGAAACCGCAAGCTCAATGACCTGTGGGTTCTTCCTGGATAGCGTTCTGGTGATACTGAAATATTGTCCTGTGAAATCGTTGGAAAGCAACAATGAAACGGTGGACTCTTCTGCGTTATCATTGATGATCTCGTCTGTCTTGATGTTGCGGAGGGTTGCACCTGTAAGACCAACTGCAATCGCTTCAATAAGGGCAGACTTCCCAGAGCCATTAGATAGCTGAGAATCGTTATCCATATTGTTACCGAAGATTAGAGTTGCGTGATTTTGCTCAATCATATAATCGAGCTCTTGAAACGCACTAAAATTCTTGGCATGTATTTGTTGTAATCTCCACATAATTAATTGATTTTATCAAGATATTGAAGTCCCATTTCGCTATCGATTTCTTTCTGGGAGCAGAAATTCGAGTACTCGTCTTTGATTCCGGATTTGTCAAACTTCTGGTCGAGAGCGTGTGATTCAACCTCTGTGACTTCGGTTTGCTCAGTGGCTATCTCAACCTTTGTTGCGCCTGCGTCAATAAGCTTCTGCTTATCGATGTTCGGTGCTTCATCGGAGTAACAGGACACTTTTACCTTCACTTTGTAACGCTCGTCACGCTTGGCTTCTTCTAGCTCTTCCATAAAGTTCTTGTCAAGCTTGATATAGTCAACTTCCATATTCTTGAATCGAATGTTGGCCTGGTTCTTGACAAACTCATAGGAACCATCGTCATAAAGAATGGTGTAACCCTTTTCTTCATCCTCGCCGAATGTGTGCTGGCGTGATGAGCCGATGTATTCGATCTTTGTTCCGTGGACAACCTTTCTATCGTGATAATGGCCGACAAGGACAGCATCAAACGGCTGGAATATCTTTGTAGGAAGTTCATCCTCACCGGGCTGTGAGAGCCCGCCACGAATACCTTGATGGCAATACAGAACGTTGATAAAATCATTGTTCCCCACCTTATAGTCTTTAATAAGCTGTTCAAGTCTCTTGGTGAATGAACCGTTCTCTGGGAAGTAGCTCATCACGTAGAGGTTCACATTCTTGTATTCCAGGGTGATATAGTCTCCTGCAACGGAAACGCCATCATAACCATCGAAAATGTGGCTGTAACCAAGTAACGACTCTTGGTCAACAAGATCGTGGTTTCCTTCAGCAATCGTAAGGAAAATGTTTGCTTCACGGGCTTTGCTAATGGCCTGACGTACTGCAAGGAGCACATCGAGTGTCTGGGCAGAACGTGACTGCCAAAGGTCACCGCCAATCACAAGGTCATCGATACCGCGTTCCTTGCAAATTGAAAGGGCCTCGTCCCAGTTCTTTTGAAATTCTGAAATATTGTCCTTACTGATATGGATGTCGTTTATCAGTAAGGCGCAAGGGCTTTTCTGACTCATAGTAACAGAGATTTATAAAGGGGCACACAAACTCAATCGTGTGCCCCACCGTTACACATCATTAACGCCTTCTTGCGGGACGACCTGAACGGCGTGGAGCAGCCGGTTCAGCGGTGTCATCGTTTTGTTCTTCACGGCCTCTGCGAGAGGGACTGGCGGGTTCTTTGTCGTCATCCTCACCCTCGTCCTTGGGGGCCTCTTTTTCTACTTTTTGGGTTTCTTCACCTGGCTTTTCGGCATCCTCACCAATCAGTTCCTCAATGTCGTTGAGAAGGTCGTGGTTGGTGTCGCGGCGGCTCGGCTTAATGTCAAGGCCGTTCTCCTCGATGAATTCCATAATGGAAGCGCGGAGGTCCTGACCCTCTTCCGACTTGTCGTCAAGGCCAGCATCAACAATCTGATCGTAAGCTTCCCAAAGAGAATCGAGCGTATTAGAGGAAGACTTACTTTCTCCCTCGGCGGCATTACCGCTGATGCTGAAGTGGCTGGTATCATCGGCAGGAAGGAGCATCTTAATCTGGTCGATGCAATCCTTCATTGCGTCTTCTTCCATAATATCGAGCTGGAAGGTTTCATCGCACTGCTGGAGGAATGCGATTGTGGCCTCCAGGTGAAAGCGGCTGTAGCGATAGATAACCTCAGGAATACGAGGCGCATCGATAAGGCCCTGAAGTTCGTCCTCGGAAAGCTCTGCACCATCGGTATCAACGTTGTCAATAGTGAAGGTGTAGTTGGTCTTGTTGTTCTCGGTAGAACGAACGATTTCGAGAGGACAAGCATTATCGATAGAAGAAATCGGACACCCTGCATCTGGGTTCTTCTTCAGAAGCTTCTCCCAGAGGGAAATCTTGCGCTCCTCTACCTCCTTGTACTGAGGGAAGGTGAGCTTAAGAATCTGGAGGCCGTCACCACGCTTGTTGATGTCATAGACATACATACAACGCTTAGAATCGAAGCGGAGGCCACCGTTGAAGCTGCTGCCACGGAGCTTCTTGATGAGATCTTCGTCATCGGGGTACTTCTCGGCTACGAGGTTCACATAGAGCTCGATAGGATCATTCTCCAACTTTTCGGTGAAACGCTGTTTTGCATTGCAGACGCTTACCATAATGTTCTTGTCCTTACCCTTGGCATCTTTGCCCTTGATTTTGAGAAGGAGTTCGCGGATAGGCCATTCGTAACCCTTACGAGGCATAACGGGATTTCCGTCAGCATCAAAGTCGGGTGCGAGAGGGAGAATACGGACGCGATAAGTGCCGTCCTGTGTGAAGCGGAAGTACTTGGTTGACTTCCTCGATTCGTCAGAAAATTTCTTTCTGGCATCATCCAGGGTTTCCTGGGTTCCAAGGAATAGACTCCTTAGGTTTTTTTCTGTACTCATTGAGCGTAATGATGTTATTTGTTACGGAGATGAAGTTTCCACATTTCAGCCTGTGCATCAGCATAATTACCTTGGGCCTCTTTAGAAGAGAGTTCTTCCCTGGAAAGTATTTTGATGCCCCACTGTTCTGCGGCGTGATGAATGATCATTCCAATAACATCATCCATCTCAATTGACTTTTCGTTTTTCAGGTCGAAGTATTCGTACTTCTCGCCGTTGATATAGGTAGTGTGAATTGGGGCGTAAACCTCTTCAAAATACCTATACAAAGATTCTACGCTTGGGTGATCCGGGAGTTGGTCTGAGATTGTCTTAAGGACCGTTCCAAACAAGTATTTCAATTGAGGTAGAGGGCGATTCCTTGTATCATCGTACAAATAGAAGAGAAAAGTACCTTCTTTTGGCAGATGTGCCACCGAATCTAATAGCTCTCTGGTGTCAGCGTTACCATTGTGGACTTCGATAACGCCTTGTTTCTTCATCATTTCTTCATAAGGCGATTATAATTTAATTGTTCGAATGCAAAGTTAAGGAAACTATTATTGAAATATGCAATGAAAATTGAAAATTTTTCTAATATTTTTCAAACCTATTTACAACTATATTGAAAATCAGTATATTGCAAAATACAAAAATGCCAAATACACAGATACGAATATGTGTTCTTATATTAAGGCCAAAACTTGCTTGTGATGTCCTTTTTCTCGTATTTTCCTTTCTTTCCGTTGCCGGTTCTGACAATCTCATAGAGCCTCTGGTTCGTTGTCGGCTTGTTCAAAGGGCCAAGCTTTTCAACGTATGGGCCAACCTTGATATAGTCAAAAACCCAGTAGCAACGAGGATCAACCTCGCCCCTTCCGCTGTACAGAGCAACAGCCATATATTTGATATGTGCAGCCAAGTCAAGCAGTGTGTCGATGTCATCTCCTTCTCCAAGGAACAAGACACAGTTCACTCCGAAATTCTTATCCAGAAGGTCATCGATTACGTTGGCGGTGAGCGGAACTCCAATGTCTTTTCTAAGCTCCGGTGAATGGCACCCAGGGCAGTTACCCCTGCAATTAGAAATTGAAATCGCAAGGGTAACTTTTCCAGGTATCTCCTCCATCACTATGGAGGTCATTGATGGGACATATTTAATCATCCGGATTAGCATAATACCTATGAGCCGCCTCTTCTTGGCGAATCTCACTGAAGCTGGAAATTCGTTTCAGATAACCGATGACGCGGGTCAGGTAGTCAAGGTCCTTACTGCCGCACTTAGGACACACGTCAAGGGTGTCTTTACTGATGTACCCACACTCGTTGCACACGGTGTTTCGGCAGTTGAAGGTGAAGTAGTTGGTGCCGTAGTGTGCCGCCGTATTCAAGAGCTGGCGGTACTGCTCTTTGCTGAGGTGTTCCTGGATGTTCAGGTGAAGCGCAGAACCCCCATCAAGGTACTTAACGTAGTCCTCTCCGTGAAGTCGGAACTTATCGATGATGGAAAGGGATACGTCCTCTGGGTTATAGAAATACGATGAGTACATTTCGTGCTTCTTGCTCACGAAATAGCCATCCTTCTTATCCCACTTGTAGTTCTTGCCGGAAAGATTTTCGCCGGGGACGAACTCGGTGTTGAACATCGTTTCCTTCGTGCGGTCCTTGCGGTTAACGATATTGATGGTCTCCAGAATAATATTGACAAATTCGCGGTACTCATCGTTTGGAGAAACTTCCAGGCCGAGGAATTCTGCCGCATCGGTCAGGCCATTCACACCAATGGTAAGGTACTGTTTCTTCATATCGATGAAACCAGCACTGTAAACATCAAGCATATCGGCCTTCAGGAAATCCTTAATGATCTCGTTAAAGGCTGTCTGATACTTATGAACGCGGGCAGTCATTTCAGAAATTGCCTCTTTAATATACGCATAAAGTGTATCTTTGTCATAACTACCTTTCTTCAGGCCGAAACTAAACGTAACCGGCTTCTCTTTCAGGTCTGCCTCGCAGAAATACTTGTGCGTTGCATCCTGGATGATTCTGTTTAAGTTGATTGTCATCACGCTCTTCGAGCCGGTAGCGACCGAAGCCGTACCCATCGAATACTGGTGGGTGGTGTGGTTGTGCTCTTCGTCAAGGTCCTTCAGGGAATTACGAAGACGGCAGCAGCTTGATAGGCTGTCAGGACTGTTCGAAATGTAGCAGAAGAAACTATGTCCCTCGGCCCACATTTCAGAGGTAAAGTCAGCATATTCCTTGTCTGCGTAGTCATCACCACCGTCAGTGAGCAATGCCATAGTTTCAACAGGGAATGTGAGAACATAACGGCTGCGCTCCTCATTGAACCACTTCATAAAGTGTTTCTGAAGCCAGCTCAGAGTTTCCCATTTCGGCTTTGTCCCATCCGGGAAATAGAAGTCTCCGAACACACCCTCGAAGTAGGGCTTGTCGAAGTAACCGATGTTCCAGAACACAGTTTGATAACCACGATTACCGGCTGGCATATTCATCGAGTGTACTACCTGCTGGAAACAGTTGTCGATGACCTTGGTGAGAGTGCGCTGTTTGGCATTGCTCTCAACAACCTCATCGAGCCTTTCCAGATAGTTGTCGCCGTAGTCCTTGCGGATAAAGTAATCGAGGTACATCAGGAACTCAGGTGTAGCAACGGCCCCCATAAACTGAGAGGAGACAGAATACACCAGGTTGATGAATTCGCCACAGAACGATTTGAGGTCGGTCGGAGCAACGGAAACGCCACCAAGACCCTTAAGTCCGTTTTCGAGGAACGGGAACATCGTAATTGCAACACAGTACGGATAGCCTGGTGCACCGCTCTCATCGTGCTTGTACAGAACGTGGGACTCCAGGTCTTTGATATATTGCTGGGCGAGATTGCGACCGTAGAGGGTCTTGATCTTATCCAGCATAATATACCGGTTCTGCTTAATGTTGTTTTCCTTGTAGAGTTCCTGACCAAGCGTGACGATGTTTTTACGATTTACGTTTGCGTTCGCATCAAACTTGGAACCGGTTGCCGCATTGGATGCCTTAATGTAGTCGCGGATGAAGTCGCGCTTTTTCTTTAAGTCATACCCACGGTCAAATGTCTCGATGTATTCAACCGCAACCTTCTTGTTGACAGACATAAGAGCTTCGACCACCTGACGGCGAATCTCCTGGCTCGACATCCTGTCATATAAATACAGATTGTCAACTATTGAGGTGACAATTTCTTCACGGCACTCCTGCTTTGAAGATGCGAATGCCTGGCGAATGCCGTCAATTAGTTTGGCCCGATCGAACTCTTCGATAGTGCCATTGGTTTTGCTTACTTCCATTATTTAGAATTTTATATCTTCGAAAAGCTCCGGAAGTTCACGCTTGAACTCCTCAAACAACGGGATCATCAGCTCCCTCATTTGCGGATGGGCCACATTTGAACAGCGGAGCTTGAATATTGTACGCCATTCGCGCATATTCGACGTAACGATGATGTCTGTCTTAAGAGAATTCGGGAGGACAGAACGAGCCCACTGAGGAGTCCAACCTTCGCCAAGAAGTTTCAGATACTTCTGTTCCGCAAAAGCCATTGACTCCTCCCAATCCTTCTTACTTTCTTCAGATGCCTGGTCGAACCAGCAAGGCTGAATAAATGTAATTTCGCCATTCTTGCCGTAATTACAATAGCGAGTTGATTCCTGGGAGAACGATGCGAGCCGGTGACGAACAATCTCGTGTGAAACGCCACGATCGCAAACAAAGCGCACGGTTACTTTTTCGTGCTCCAAGACGGATTCGTGGCCGCGTCCAATAACCATGCGGACAAACTCACCGGCACTTCCATCTTTAATTTTGTTTTCTGATTTGTAACAGTTTCTTCCAGCCAGCTCGATACTAGAAAGAATTACCTCCCGGTTTATTGGCGAGAGGATTTCGAAATAAGGTTTGATGACATTCATACCCTAAGATGTGTCTAAAGACGAGGCCCTTATGATTTCGAGCTTTGTCAATGATGTGTAACTAAGAAGATGGGGTATTTCAGTTGTGAGTGGCAAAGATGTAGAAAGAAATCAAAATTCCAAAACAAAAATTAAAAATCGTTGGATTTTTGAATCTCTGCATTGATTGCCCTGCGGAGACGGATATACTTCACTTCCCTGGCTGGCAATGGTTTGACCGGTTTTTGTGGGTAAAGACCACTGTTTCGGTATTCGCGCAAGGCAAGCCAGAACTTTTCCGTTTTGAAGAAAGGATTAAGCGAAGCATAACTGACGGCCTCAATCAAATCTGGGCTGGGCGCAATATCCCCGCTGGCTTCCAGGATAAGTCTGTATTCCAGCGGGGTTATGCGTGACAAGAAATAGCCAACCCTCGTTTCAAGGAAGCTACGCCTCTTCTTTCTTCTCCCCACCCTTAAAGTTCTGTTTATCAGCGGGACGTTCGGGTTTCTCAGCCTTTTTCTTTTCGGCAGGTTTTCTGGGAGATTCGGGAGCTCTTACGATCCCGGTCTCATTGCGCTCCATAATAACAGCGTCTTTAGGTGCTCTGTGAATTTTCATAATCGTAATTATTTTATTAAACCATATAACTCATTGTGACGAAAGTGGTTACGCCGTGATTTTTACTGTGGTCACAATAACGAACCCTTCCAACGCGAGAATAAGCTTCGATAACGCAACCCCAATCCCGGTAACTGGATTCGAACACAACCGCAAAGTCAGGGGCAGTTATTCCATTGGGCAGAGTGAACAAGTCTCCGCTATGTGCCATTGCAATAACGCCCTGGATGAAGACGATGTTACCTTTCTGGCGGGCATAGAGGCCAGACTGACCGCTACAAAGTTTCCATCCAGTATCGGCAAGGATGGGTTCATAACTGTCAGATGCAGACGCGGCTCCAATGTTTGCTCGAATCTGAGCCTTCTTCGCTGCGGTATTGGCCATATCAGCGAGAAGGTTATTAAGCGTAGGGCAAAGGTTAGTCACATCGGCCTGTCCCATTGCTCCGATTTGACTGCGAAGGACGGCTTGCGTGTTCGTCCCACCGACAAATTGGAAAAGACCTCCGGTAAGAAGACCGTACCGTTTATCTGCCTGCGTGCGGGTATAGACCGATGAGATGTCAACCTTACTATTCATTGCCGTGGTATAGTTATCTGCAAGGACGTACTTTGTTGAAAGGAGGATGCCTCCTTCTTTGATCGCGGGGCCTATATTGACGGCAGACACTCCGGTTATTTCCAGGTCACCAAGCGAATTGACAATTGAGAACAGTTTGCTTTCACTTGTAATATAACCGATGTTGGCCATCACATCGTTGTTTGAATCCCTGAAGCCGATCGCCTTGAGCATAGAAGTACTGTTCTTAGGGAACGTGCTCTTAATAATAAGGCCAACCGCATCCTCAGACTTGAACGTGGCAACACCATTGATTCCTACTGCCGAAGTGCTTCCAACAACCTCGATTATTGCAGTTCCTTTTCCATTGCCAATGTTGGTATTTCTGAAATTGGTGCTGCCGCCATTATAACCAAGCATATTGATATTTACTGCACCCTCATCAGAAGACGTGTTATTATCAAAGATGTTGGTATCTACCATCTTCAGGGAACCACCGATAACATAGTTCGCTGAGAATCCGAGTGTTGTTGAAATGCCGCTTGAACTGATGGAGAACGCAACAGCATCGTTCACATAGAACTTGAACGCTCCGTTATTATCAATAACGAACTTGTGCCAGTTTCCGTTTTCTTTCTTGGATTTGACAACGAAATTAGTGCCATCCCAATACATCACTCCCTCGTGGTTACCGGAATTAACATTCACGCCACCATTTGCTGTGAGGGCTTGGTTTGTGGTGACTTCACCCTGGAAGGTTACCGCGCCGGTGACGGCTTGGCTTCCAGATGCCGCATTAAGAAGAAGAGCATACTTACCGAAAAACGCATCTTTCATTCTAAGGGCACCAGATGCAGTAAATCTGATATATTGCGGAACCGCATTTGTGATTGGATCAAGTGCAGAAGGAACTGACGTACCGATTGCACATCCATAGAGATGACGGCCAACTTTCTCTGTTCCGCTTGCGTAGTCAACGTTCTCGACAGTGTTGCTTTCATATATGAAACGCGGCCAAGTTGAGATGCCGGATGCCCCAGAGAAATAACGAAGCTCGCCGTTTATAAAAACGAAACCACTTGAAATCGTTCCTCCTGAAACCTCGCAGCCGCTAACCACAAAATTGTCGCACTCTGTAAAGATGGAGTTCAACGCAAGCGCGAGCTCTTGCAGATTGATTATATCATCCACATAAGTGTAGCGGCCACCGGTCTGTGCGTTAAAGTGTCTCATTATTGAACTGAATTGAATATGTTTTACCTGCTGTTTTGTATTTATCAATTTGATAACCAACTATTGCGAGATAGTCAGTCTTTGTGATTTTTGTCGTATCAATCTCAGGAGAATAAACGATGAAGCTTTTATTCTCAACGGTTTCATTCTCGTCTGAATTAAACAGAATCATATTGTCGGCAACAACATCAGATTCCCCTTCAAATCTGGTAACCTGGTGCTCAACGCCTGATGCGGAGGTGTTCTCCCAATACAATTCAGCACCGACACGCTCTGCCGTTCTAATGCTAATTTTATCCCCAGGCGTAAGAAAATACTTGCTGAATTTATGGTTTAAGAACCACTCGAATTTTATTACCTGGGAGGTCATAGCCGCCTCGATTCTGGTCTCTGCCGCCCAATACTTAAAAGCATCGTTCAAATCCTGCAACGGCTTCAATATCGATTGAAGTAGCAATATCAGCTTCCTCCCACCAATATAGTGAGGAACAAGCTGATTGACTGTTTTATCGAAATGTATTCCGTATCTCATTCCCGTTCTTGTTAGGATTCAACGACAAATGTCATCGCGGCCCTCCAGCCCTGGAAACCGGCCTCTTCGCCGGTTTCGGTACTTTGCTTTACATAACCGCTGTTCGGTACGAACGAACGCGAAACTGGCTGCTCGTATGTGAGCGTTTCTGCGTCAGGATCAACCGGAACAAGGTGATCGTCATCATCGTACATAACCACAAAAATGCCCTGGAAGGCAGAGTTAGGGTTAATGTACACATCGACAACGTGTTCTGCGGACTGAATGGCATCTATTATCTTCTGGGCGTAAACCGCGCCGTTGAAATCGACCTGTGAAATGAAGTCATTCAAGGACTTCTCGATATTCTGGTAAAGGTCGTCTTCGGTAACTGCACCATCGTAGTAAACCGTGACCCTGGGAATGAGAATGTCACCCTTGCGGCTGACGGCTTCCAGATGCGTACCGGCGAAGGCGATTTGCTTCAGGTAGGCGCGAATGGCAATCAATTCGTCAGTTTCGATGCGCTTATAGCTGCCAGGATCGCCGGTCGCCAGCTTAAAGATGAGTTTCTTGTCGTAGAAGCCTTGCTCCTGAACCTCAGAATAGCTCACCTTGGTAATGATACGCTTGGATTCGTCAATGGTCGGATAGTTGAAAGTGGTTCCGTCATCGCTCACCTGGAGTTCATCACCGGACTGATACTTCAATAAGGCACTTGCGTAGTATGCAGGCGTACCGTTGATGCGGTTCTGAATATCAACTGCGATGTCGGTTTGAAACACTTCCATAATGTTTTCGAACGACCAAATACACGCAGACACCACCCAGGTAAACGCGTCCAGGATAGACATCTTGGAATCGTTCTTGAATTCGGTAAGCTGGAGATATTCGTTACGCTTGTCAACGGCTTCCTTGTATATTTCAGATAGTGTCCTTGCCATTTTATGATGCAGTATAAATTGTTCCGTTAATATTGAATACCCACGCGCCAGACTGATTCCAAGCACTGTCGTTGATAATGGTCTGAATGGCTGCCATACCGGTCGCAGTGGGTTCAGTTGTCAAATAGACGGTGCAGTTACGGCGCGTGCCGTAGTTGTTTACGATATTAACCAGGTAGTCATCGATAACCTCCGGCTCAAAATGGGCACCTCTCAGGTCAAGCTCCTGAAGGCTCATATTGTAAATCGGAGACAGGTCTTTGATGAGCATCCCAGTAAGGTTGAGTACAACCGTCCCGCTGAACAAGAATAGGCCCTCCAGCGAATACTCGTTTGACTTACTGGTGAATTCATCCACGACAACCGGATAGAGAGTGTAGAGGTTGCCGTTCAGCTCGGTCGCGTCGAAAGTGAGCAACGAGAAGTTACCAAATATTCTGATGATGCGCTTATCGACCTGGTTGTCAAAGAAATGTTCTACCTTAACTTCAGTGTGAGTGAGGTTGATTGTCTGGAGTTCGGAATTGTCACCCCAGTCCACAAGCATTGTTCCTTCGCCACTTACAATGATGGCCGAGAACTCAATGGCTTTCTGGACGTGAATCTGGAAGACTTGGTTCTCTGAAGGGTTCTTGGCATAGACGTGGCGAGCACCATTGGCGGGTCGGTAGTTCTTGTTCCTGATCTCGTCCACGATACCTTGGTTCAGCACAAAATAGTCGTGGTACTCCAGCACATCACCGGCCTTCAAGTCGTACTCCATAGAAAGCCATGAGTTCGTTATCAGGAGGTCGTAGATGCCTTCGACAGAGCCATAGAGTTCTATGGCTATGTCGAAGATATTCTGGTTCTTTTTTACTATATACTGTGCCATTAGTTCGTTGTGTCTGCGTTTGTCGTGTCAAGCTGGAGGAACAGTTGACGCGTGTTGAAATCATAGCTTGCGGAAATAACCGGCGTGCCGTCATCTGAGAACTCTTGCTGGAGAACGTTCGAGAGGTCATTCCCTATCATATTGCTCTGCTGCCAACGGATCAGACCAACGCCGGTAACTGGATAGCGGTAGCTGTTGGTAGGCACGCAGGCAAGCATCATGTTCGTGTTCTGACGGTTGGCCTTGACCACATTGAGGTCGGTTTCTTCGGCAGAGTAAAGCTTGGCGATTCCTCCTTCCAGCATCAAGAAGAAGGCGTTCTCGGAAATGCGGAGAAGCTGGGAAGCGAAGGCGTTCTCGAATTCGCCTCCGTATAGCGCAGTTTTCACCAGGAACCAATCGGAGCCGTCAACAGGATTCTGGACGTATGCTGAATTGGTCTCTGAATACACGCGTTTGATGCGCACATAGAACTCCTTATACTTGCCGGTATAAGGAATCACGAAGTACAAACCCTTGCTCCAGATGGAACCCAACGGTAAGGCCGCCGGAACAACGATCTCACCATAGATGTACCTGGTGAGGCCATTTGGATTGGAGACCCAGGAGAAGTCGTGCAGTTCGTACTTAGCCTGGGAGGGGAGGGCTATGTCTCCTGTGTTGATATGTATTTCGAAGTCTCTACGCATTATGTACCATAAGTTGTTTTGTATGACACATCAAACCACTCATCCACATTAAATATCTGGAAGAAACAACCACCATCATTTCTTGAAGCATCATCTGATATTGAAATTTGGAATGTATTGCCTGTTAGGTTTGTAATTGTAGGTTTGACAGTGCTATTATTTGCAGTGTCAAGACCGGTAGCCATTACAATATAGTGGTCAACAGACAATTTCCATGAAGACGGCATTGTGATTGTGTATAATCCAGTGCCTGCTCTAACAATACTCAGCGAAGAGTCGTCAAAAGTTCTATACTTTAGAGCCGAATTTGCAGAAGTTGATGCCCCCTTTAATACGCCCTGTGCGATACACCTTAAATCTCTGCCATAAGTACCAGTTGTTGCAATATTAGCGCGAGAAATAACTATCCATCCAAAGAATGTTGTTTTTGTGCCATATCCCTTCAATACAATTATTTCTCGGCTAAATCCAACGCTTGCTAAGGCAAGGCCATTTTCGAATATCTTGTTACCACCACCCGCAACCGTGAGGGTATATGAACCCAATGCAACGGAGCCGCTTTCTGTCATATAATGGCAAAAAGTAAGTGTTCTTCCACTTTGAGATGGATCACACGGTAACTCTATGTCTCCACTTCCGGTTACAGAAATATTATCAAAATACAAATATGGCCTATTAAGTATATCTGTTGCGGTTCCATCTGGATCACTCCAATCCCAATATATTGTATTTACATTTTTCCACGCAAATTTACTTTGAAGTATTCCATTGACCCTAACATTATCAAGTTCGGCACCGGTAGAATACATTTTCCCATTTTGCTGAACCCGAAATGGTGCAATTCCCCTATTTGCGTGTGTTGCACCAGCCCAAATCCTAATTGAAGTATCGACACTTCCTTCCGAACAAATTCCAGCATTACTTAACCGAACACAACCACTGCCAGAAACATTAAGTATTCCAGAAAGAGAAAGAGAGCCGGTATCAGTCCATTGGATTTTACCACTTGCAAAACTTCCACTACCATCTGGGCTTAATATCCAAGCTGGGTTATTGCCACTTCCACTTTTTATAGTACCACCAAGGAATATCAAATCTCCAGAAGCATCCCACTCGATCTTTCCACTTGCAATACTGCCACTTCCGTCTGCCGCCCATGCAATTTTGCCCCCAGCCAACTTACCACTTCCGTCTGCTTCAAATCTCCATGCTGGCCCAGCCAATATCCCAGAAGAACCGATAATAATAGAGCCACTATTCTGTGTAAATCCATTATTATTATCACATGAATCGCTTCCAGACCAAATATGTGTATTGTCAAATTTCCAACCAGCTATTCTATGGCCATTTGTTCCGAGCCTAAACACCAAATTACCATCAGCATATCCAGCCAGTTCGTGGAAATTGTTATGAGCAGTTATATAAATACCGGTTCTTGCTGCAATATTCGTAGTAAGTCCGGAAACAGCTACTTGGCTGATGTCTGAGGAAGAAACGTACAACCCGGCGTTGCCGTTTGTACCAACAATCATTGCATAAGTCCCATACAGCTTCTCGTCATCGAAATGCCAACCGGCAATGAAGTTCGAACTGCCAAGCGCAAAAGCCTGGTGATATTTGGTAACAGTTTCGTTATCGATAGTCTCTTCCGTAGCTGGAAGCCAAGCCTCCATACCATAATCACCAGAAGATGTATAGTACATCTTGACACCACCATACATCTTTAACGCGGCGGTATAGGCATTCGCGGTATTTTGATAGTTGTCGGCTGCGAGAATCATAATCGCAGAGACATTGCTATCCAGAATCACGTGGGCTTTGTGAATTGCGTTTTCAGAAATCAACCAATTGCCAATCTTGCCAGAGCCAGCTTCTATTTCTCCTATAAACTTGGCAGAGCCATCTGCGTGGAATAGAACGTTTCCCTTTGCAAACCTTGCCTCACCGGACCGATAAAGTGCGTAAATAATATTGTCAGCATCGTCCTTGGCGATTATTGAACCAGCAGAAAGAATCTGAAGTGAATAGCCGCTTACGGAATCAACTGAGGAGATACCGCCAGTTTCAATATTCCAACCACCAATATATGCCCCAGTGGAATTGATGTGGAATACCTCATCACCATCCTTATATCCGTAAATACCAGCACCTGCCGTATCTGGTCCAAGATAAACGCCAGTTAGTTCACCGGTGCTTGTGTCTTTCTGACCGGCAAATATCTTAGGAGTAACAATGGAAGAGCCACTGATTTCGGTTCTCCTACCGTTCCAATCCTGAATCCAATCAAGCATTGAACTTTCCCTGACAACCGTGAACGGAAAGCTGGAAAGTATCTCAAATGCGTCAAGCGTTATTTTAACGCCCAGACTTCCATTCAGTATAGTTGTTGGAATAGATGTTATCTTCAGACGAATAGTATAACTGTCTATCGTCTGAAGCTGGTACTCAATGTTTGCGTTTGACAGGGATGGTATCATGATATTGCTGGACGTGATTGCCAGCTTGACATCTCCACGTACAACGTTAATATCTGTGTATGCGTATGTCAGAACCGGATTAGAGCCGTCAAAGTCCGCGTGAACAACACACGAACTTGGACTAAATATCACCGAGCACGCATCGCTTACTGCGGTCAGTGTTATGCCATTTCTACCGAGTTCAGACATACAGATACTTTTGAAAAAGAATAGCCGATACAGCCCTTATTTGTTTGGCTATTCTTGGCTATCTGGAGAAAATGGCGCGTCAGCGTCATCCAGTTCTCCATTTACATATTTCCTCGCAACAACCTTAGCATAGGCTCGGAACGCTTGCATTGTTTCCCACTCAAACTTTACCTCCTGGTCATCCGGCTCCAGCATATAGTTATTGATGATAGCCTGCATCGCATCGTTGTCATACTCGTTATTAACGATTGCGGAAACGATAGAAGCATAGTCACGAATCCCAGGTTTAAGGGTAACAGAATCCCAACGCAACCTGTTATCATCACCATCGTTATCGTTTTCCTGAAGGTTGTAGTTGATGGTCAAAACAGATACTCCAAGATGTTTTGTAAAAGTCACCGCCTTGGGTGCCTCGTTACCATAATTCCACGTTTTCATTATGACTCTTGTATTTGAATTAATTTGTTTCTCAACCTATATGGTTTTTTAAGTTTTACAGTCTGGAGGTGGCCCTTCACGTAACACAGTTTCCAGAAAAAATTTAGCTTTTCGCTGAAGAACGCCTTTGCCCGAATACCATAACTATCCGTATGAACAAGCGTTCCAAGATATGAGTTCAGGCTATCAACATCGTGTTCAAGCAGTCTCGTGTGCGGAACGGAAATTTTTCCATACTCACTTTTCTCACATACCATTTCGAAGCAAAAGCTCTCAAACATTGAAAGCTTATAAAGGAAAGAAGAAACTGATCGGTTGGAGGTATAATCTCTTCCTGGTTTAATAAAGCTTCCAATAAACTTGACTCCTTTCTTTGCTTCCTGGATGTACACCTTATCATCGTGCAATGACAGATGTAAATTGTCTTTTAGCCATTTCGCCGCCATTTTGTGAAGGCGCGTTATTGCATCCTTTCCATCGAAGTCTTCCGTGGTCGGAATCACAACGACAAAATCATCAACAAATCGAATGTATTCACCGCCACACTCCGCAAGCAATGACAATATCCATTCATCAAAGAACGACATATAATAGTTTGCAAAGAGCTGGGAGGTTAAGTTCCCAATGGGCATACCAACGCCGGGCTCAATACCGAACAGGCTCTTATTCTTTGGAAGACAATCCCACAGCTTAACATTTCCCTTCCTTATGCAATTCTTCTGAGGCTCGTGATTGATAATGATATTACTGAGATATATCAGTGTCTCCTTGTCAGGCCCATCGTATTTTGTAAGAATAAGCTCGTTAATCAGCCGGGTCATAATGGCCTTGTCAATCGTCATAAAGAACGAGCAAAGGTCAAACTTTCCGATGTAAGCCTGGCCGGTATAGTTCTGCGTAACCTTCTCAATTTTCATCTTCAGGGCCTGGACGGCCATAAGGGTGCCGAACCCTTCCCTGCAATTGAACGATACGTTACCTTGGCTACGGAATCTTTCTTCAAACAACGGGTTCAGTCTTAGGCATACCCAATGTTGAACAATACGGTCTCTAAAATTGGCCGCGAATACCTCGCGGAGCTTCGGTCTCGTAACAATGAAGCAGACACTAACGGAAGGCTCATATTCGCGGGATTCAATCTCGTTTATGAGCCGCAATAAGTCTTCTTCATAAATAGAACGATAAAAGGTACATTGACTACTTGATTTCTTTTTCTTACAACAGTCATCAAAGGCTTCGATCCATCCTGTTATCTCTTCTTCACCAAATGCCGCAACTGCACGAACATAGTTGTTGTTGTACTTGTTGTTGTTGTTCACGTTGCCATTATTGAAGTTCACGTTCCAGGCGTTGTTGGCCGAGTACTCCGAGGAGGACGCTAATGCGTGCGCTATTTTATTCTTAACTAAAGCTGTTGCTCCAGTGGCACGCCCATTTAATAATAAAGAGTACCTAATCATAATCGTAATCAATCTCAGGTCTCGCCGCGAGACTAATTCATATCAGCATCGGAATTGTTTTTGTCGCTTATCTTGAAAAGCTCGCGTTTGGTTTTCTTTTCCCAACCGAAGAGTTGTCTGCTGATACTCTCGGTAAATTGCAGATAAGCGGCCTTTTGTTTCTGGCTTATAAAGTGGATTGTTCTACTGCGGGTGCAATATTCGGAAAGGGAATCCAACAACGATTTCACCTGCTCGAAGGACAGAATTGCGCCCTCAATAGCATCCAGCCGTACTTGACAATCCGATTGCTTTAATGCAACCCTCACAAACGCTTGCGTCTCCATTAATGAATCCGAAAGCTTGTCTGCAAGATGTTGCAAACGCCTTGAATTAGTAGGAATCCTGTCTCCGACAGGAATCCACCAGCAGAATAAATTTTCTATTTCCCGGCCTACCGAAGACTGTTTAGAAGTCATTTAGTCAATGTACCATAAATCGTTAATTATTAATAAGTTATAAAATCACATAGATTTTTAATATCAATTTTGGTTTTTTCAGGCCCGCCGCGTCAAAGCGGCGGGCTGAAAAACAAGCACAAGGGACTACGCCTAAAATGCCGCAACTGCACGAACATAGAAGTTGTTGAACTTGCCGTCGTAGTTCACGTAGCCATTATTGAAGCCCACGTTCCAGGCGTAGTTGGCCGAGTACTCCGAGGAGGACCAATACCAAGATTCCGTCCACTGCGTAAATATGCCAGCAGTAACAGCCTTTGCAAAAATGGCGTGCGAAGTGCCAACCGTGTAACCCTTGGATTTATACCAGTACATTCTACAATTTTCACCTTCGCTGGGGAGATACCAGTTATGTTTCTTGAATTTATCGTTCAAGACCTCTCCAGAACGAAGTACCGTAGGCTGGTAGGCGTAGCAATATGATGCTGCCGGATAGTAATACTGCTGATACTTTGCGGTATCGCTATTTGCGGCAACCAAGTTGTTGATACAGGTCGTTACATTCTGGTATTCCGTCTCAGATGCAGTCTCTGAAGGAATAGGCAAATTGATACCAGAGTCGTTTAGAATCTTGTTCCTATGCTGGATAATTCGCAGAGTCTTCAGTTTACCAATAGGCATCTTTTCACCAACCAAATACGTCTTTCCATCAAGAGATACCTCAGTCGTAAGAGTAACAAGCTGCATATCTCCAGGAGCCGTATTGGTTGCAAAAATCTTGAAACCATCGGCATCACCGGCGCTCGTTTCGTCACGGTACTGCTCATCAGTAACATAGTTTTCATTGATACCACTTGTGATATTGTCAATCGAAACAATATCGTAAACGCTATAAGTAGATTCGTCTGAAAGCGTAAGATCGGCAAATCCGTTATCAGCATCGTTATACAGGCCCCAGGCACGCGTTGTAGGCGCGGTATTCTGGAGGGCCACCATACGGCGATCTGTGCTGTCGTCCGGGTTGATGTAGAAGCATACGCCAACCGGGGTCTTATCCTCATTAAGACTGTCTGAATAAGAACCATCTGCATACACATAGTCACCAACTTCGGCAGCACGGTCAAAAATACCAACCGTCTTTGCGCCGTTGATAGTCGTGTATGAGCCATCTTTGTATGTCTCAATCGCAACACCAACCGTTACGTAGTCAGCCTCACTGGAAAGTTGCGATACGTGGAGTAAACCAGTTTTAGTGTTGATTAACACCTGTCCGTTCAATGACGGCTGGCTGACATTCCAGGTAATCTTCGTGAAATTGTTCGCGTATCTGGAAGAAGGGTTGATGACATATTGATAGTCAGCATTCGCCTCGTGCGTATAGGTGTCACCACCGATTCCAGCAGAGGTAAGAACCGTCTTGTTGTACGTCATCAACAATCCTTTGTGTTCCGCAGAGTTTGCATCATCCACGTTACCCCACTTACCGATGATCAACGCCTTCATTGCAAAGGTGATTGAAGAACCGGAAGAAGGCTCATTCACGATCATCGAACCAGTCAGGATAGATGTGGAAATATTCGCAAGCCATTCAATCATAGATGCGGATGCGGACGGCCAGTTGATATTTTCAATCTGTAAAACGCTCACGTTCGCTCTGGCGTTAAAGGCACCAAATGCTAAACCATAAGAATTGAATGAGCCAACGTTCGAGCCAATGCGAATCGTTCTAAGATATTGATACCCATCAAACGAAATTGTCGTAATGTTCGGAACATTGTCAATGTCAATCACGGTCAGCTTACCAGGAAGGTTTGCCGTAATAAGGTTTTCAGATTCTGGAAGGGCGACTTCTGTGATGGATGTCCCAGACAGGTTAATTGTATTCGCACGAATCAACTTAGAAGCATCAAACGTTCCACGAATACCAACGCACCCGTTGAGCGAAATTGACTTTAAGCCAGTAGCATTATCAATAACGAATTGCTGAGGACGGAACGCGGGAATACTCTCGCCCGTTGTGCTATCCACATACATCGTTGACGGCTCTGCGATGAAACTCGTGAGTCGCTTACCCTGAAGGATAAACGTAGAATCGGCCTTACAACTGATATTACCGACATTACCGAAGTTACGATAATAGTTGGACGCAAAGATTGCAACACCAGTATCACCGTTTACACTTCCCAGGTTAAAGTTGTAAGTCTGGCCAGGAGCAAGACGGATATGCGGATCAATCGTATTTGCACCAACGTTTGCTGTTGGATAAATGTACTGGTGAGGCGTAACCTGAATGACGTAAGATGCAACTGTTCCATCGGGATTAGGATAACCCTGGAAGCCGAATGACGAGGCCGTATCATCAAGACCGATAGAACCAGATGCTGCATATTCAAAATCTCCCCAACGAGCATAAGAAGCTGCATAAACAAGACGGCGTTTCATATACTGACGTTCGGCCTCCAGCTGATTTCCGATAGACTGTGTGATCGGAGGAATTGCACGACCACCAGTTGAAACATATCCAAGAGATGCGGGATATTCATAACGTATTCTTGCCTGCTCATTCCAAGCAACAGCAGGGAAATATTCTTGTACGGAGAAGAAATACTTATGGAGGAATCCCCAAGGAGTTGTTTTCTGCGCATCGGTAAGACCAGGAAGATTATCGTTCACGCTCACAAGTCGGCTCATAGTCGTAAGGATGTTGTGCATCATCGACTGGAGTTCAAGCGTATTCTCATACATCAATTCGCAAAGGTTGAAGAGCACGTTGGCCCCGCCTTCGTAAAGAGATTGGTTGCTTCCTTCTGCGCACGGGTGCATACGATCGATATAATACGGCTTGGTCTGACGGCCAGTATTGTCGGTCTGGAAGATTGTGTCAAGGTCGTCCTGATGAAGCTCGAACAATCCGGTGCCTGGATCAAGAACATAATAGGTGTTCTTGGAACAGTTGTCAGTTCCGGCAATGAAAAAGTTCACATAGGCATAGTGGAACTTCAAGGAATCAACGTTGAAATAGCTTCCGATATTTGCTTTCGCGTGTGCAGCAATCGCGGCGATGAAGGCGTTGTTCAAATCAGAATATTTGCTCTGGTTGTCAGCCGTAATTGCTCCCGAAGTCATCGAATCGGTGCTAAGGTTCCTTACCGCATAGGCAGTTCCATTCCACATTCCAGCGTGAACGAACGTTTCAGCTTCGCTATCATAGCGGAAAAGGCAATAACGATAGGTTCCCTGGGTAAGCCAATAAGCCATCGTCTGATCAAGCGATGTATCAATTATAAACTGCTCATACGTTCCATTGTAGTAGGTAATGCGCGGATTATGCTGATAGAGGAAGTTCCAAGCATCCTTAATTTTGTTGAGCGTGTCATCTATCGGAACCTTCCTTCCATCAACTGTCTGGGTGACGCATTTGTCCAGATCAATATTGACCTGATTTGCGGTGGGATAACCATATCCGTCAACTTCATCATCGTCATAGTGAGGAAGAACCTTGTGGTCCCAAGGAACCCGCATATCCGTAAGAGGACTGTTGTTTTCAGCACCTTCAATCATACAGAATAGACGATGTGAGGACTTCTTGAATCCCCAGGTCGGATCATCCATCTTTCCTGGGCCGAACGTGCAAGCACCACGGAACAAAGGTGTGCTTGATTCCGTTTCCTGAGTGAAGTAGAAGAACGGCTCTGTGTATTTTGCAACACGGGCAAGAGGATTTGACTGCTGAATGGTGTTTTGCCCAACAATTGCGGTATGAAGGTCGTTGAAAGAACTGACTCCTCCACAAAGGTGGCTCTGCATCGCAGACGCATAATTGATTTTATTCACCATCTTCTGACCAAGCGGAACGGTCGTTGCTACCTGATAACCCTTTCCACGATACATTCCGTTCGTGTCAATCCAGCCATCTTGAACCTGGATGGTTCCATCCGTAACATCGTAAGTTCCATCCACAAGACCGCCGACAAGAGTAACCGTTCCGTTACCATTGTCCGTAACAGTAATTGAAGAGTGAATCTTCGTCAGCTCAACAGTAATCAGAAAATTAACATCCTTGATTTTTGTCTGAATATTCGAATAGAAGTACGTATTTGCAGTTGTTCCCTGACGGCTTGACTGCAAGCATTTTACCGAATTATCTTGAAGCCAAGCGAGGTATGCTGCTTTACAAATTGTACCAGAACAGTCTGGATTAATTGTTCCATCCTCATTGTACTGATATATCTCCCAGTAACATCTTTGTTTCGCGGAAAGGAGCTGGTAGGGCTCAATTCCGTGATAGATAAGGACGCGCTTACCCTTTTCACGAACTTTGTTGGCAGAAATGAGACCGCTTTCAGAGTCGAGAATATCATTGTCGCTACGAATCTTTAACTTCTCTGAAGATGTAGGAAGCGTAGAGATATAGTTTTTGACAATGTTGGTGGCAGAAAGCTGCTTGTTGCTATAGCAACGGATAGAATAAATATCGATGTCGGCAGAGTCCGAACCAATTACGATACCACCATTACTCATAGCAGCAGTACAAAATTCATTGTATCGCGTGGTGGAGAAATTAAATTCCCGCTTAATGCTACCGTTGATGAGAACACGGACAAGTGCCATCGGTGTTGCCCCTGTTTCAGCAACCACAGAGTGATTAATGTTAATGCTGAAATGGGTACGAACATCCTCTTCCCATTGCCAATCCTGCTGTGCCTCAACGTTGTTCGATGTGGTAAGCAAATAGGCTCTGAGAGCATCAAAGCGAAGGCCAATCATCTGGCCGGTTCCATCCGTCTCATTGATACCGATAACCTGACCATCCTCAGGGTCAGTCACGTTCCTTATCTTAATGTCAAATTCCAGAGTCATTGAAGACTCCGGATTGGAAAGGAACTGGGCGAACGGGTTGTATTCGATAGTGATTCGTTGACCTGCAAGAACACGAAGAATCTTCTGACTATCTTCCGGGCTGATGATCCATCCATCATTCACACCTGAAAAACCAACCCAAGTCGAAGGGATCAGGGCGTTGTTATCACGAGCGTTCAAAATACGCCGGAAATTAGATTCGGTGTTGTTACGAATTTTCGGGTTAATCAAGAATGTCGAACCAGCCGTAGGAGCGAACGAATCGGAATTATCAACGGTAAGGTTGATAGAATCCGTTCCAATTGATTCCATAAGGACATCATACGTTCCTGTGATATTGCCCTCAACGTCCGTAGTGCGCCTCCAGCAATGAAAATAAGCATCATAGCTGGCCGCTTCTTCTGAACTTTCGCTTGACGCTTCAATTTCAATCGTTACATTCAGGTCCCTACGAGTATTTGTCGGGACAATTTCTTCAACACGGAGGTATTCGACAAGATTCTCGTCTTCTAGGGCGTTTTCAGAATAATTACTGATAACGAACGCAAGGTTCAACGATGCTGTCGTGTCGAGCTCGATCTGATTGTTCGAATTAATCCTTGGAACAAATACGGAGTAGCCGCAAATGCGAGACTGTACATAATTAACTACTGAAGAGACCATCTCCTGAATCATCACATACGGCTGAGTCCTTTGAGCTACAGTTGCCGTTTCGTTGTTGATGACCATAAAGCGGTTCACCAAGTAATCGCTGGTAATCGTGTTACCGTCACCATCAACGCAAGTAAGCCACGCGGTTACCGTATGCACGCCGTGACTAAGAATTCCATAACCGGTCTGTTCAGCAATCGTCCTGGTGAAGTTATCAGTCGTATATTGCGTAATCCCCAGATTGTACGAAAGCTCCATCGTTTGTTGGGAACCGGAAATAAGGAGGTGCAAAGTCTTGTTAACCGAGCCATACACTTGATATGCGATGGTAAAACCACCACCAGCAGCGTCAATCGGAACGTTGTGGTTCTGCTGATTAACGAGATAAAGCGATGTAAGAACGATTGAGTTAAAAATCAAACGTCCAGTTACGCCGGTTTCCATACCGGTCGCTTGAATACGAACCTGATTATCTCCAGGATCAAGGTACTCGGAAATGTCAAATTCCTCGTAGGCATTTGCTGAAGATGGATCGAAAGTGAACGGACGCGTAGAGACTTGGAAAGAACCTCTCGTAACCCATTCTCCAACCGAATACACCTGCACCTGTACAGCAACAATTTCAGCGGTGTCCGAACCGCCTTCAACCGATGTGAAGCGCAAATGTACTTTGGAGGTTCCATCAATACTGATAATTGAATCCGTGTTATCTGGACTTAACACGGACACTGTGGTATTCGCTCCTGGCAAAGTTACCACGTGATTCACTGGTAGGTATGAGGTGGAACCCTGGCGAATCTCGTAAACTGCGTGCGCAATGAGGTCTGCTACTGCGGTTTGGTTTTCCATAACCGCAGTAACAAGAAGATTGAACTCTGTCGCCGACAATTTACCAGCTTCGTTAATTCCACCATTCTCTACTTTTGGAATCAAACTCGAAATGTCTGTTGCCATTGTGTAAATTGTTATAAATTAAAAGCTTATCGGGAAGTCGTAAGTGAACATATCGGTAGTTGACACAACGCACTCAAAATGGTCCTGATCGCTAATTGCGTAATTCAAGACCAATGTATCGGTTGTTCTGTCAAGCGAAGGGTTGTTGGTCCAAAATGATGTGTCCTCAACCATACCTGACGAACCAATCGTGTATTTATGCCAACGAAAAGCTATACCGGTAAGGTCCGTTACCCTTTCTCCACGGAAATACAATTCTGCCTGAAGAGTTGTCTGACAATCCCCATTGTGAAAACTTGAACCGCTGCTGGAAGTGACCTTGACTGAGAAACCAGCAATAATCACTTTCCGAACAGTGAAGGTATCATAACTTGAAGTGGCGGCTACCGTGTAATTACATTTCAACTCAATAATATCGTCATCACTCCACAAAGAAGAAAGTGGTTCGACCGTATAAGTATAGCTCGTTGCTCCAGATATATCGGTCCATACTCCGTTGGAATCCTTGTACTGCCATTGGAATACCGCTTCATCAGGTGAAAAATTGAGACAATTTGCCGTCAGAACAAGGGTCTGTGGAGTAAATGAGTCAAACCCATTGTTACCACCGCGAACAACAACCATCGTGTCGTTGCCTTCAATCTTAATCGTTCGACCAACTATTTCAAGTTGCGCATCAGAAGAAAGGTTGTCCCAACCAAGCGTGACGTTCTGCCCGAACGTTACATCGCCATTAGAATCCCACCGGATATTGTTGTTTGCAAGGTAACCAGAACCATCGACCCGAAGAACGAATGAATTTGTCCTTGTACCAATACTTCCGTTCCCATCATAGTTCAACTTCAAAAGCGGATTCTGGATGGTTCCACCAATACCGCCACGGCTGAACCAAGCGCCATAATCATCGGTCGTGTCAAGGACGGAATCGGTCGGCTGGTATTGCGTAACAAGTCTTCCAGATTCAAGCTGGAAGGCAGATACACAAATCTCGTCCGCATACGAAACAACCGTGTCTGCCGTAATGATCGCTGTGCTATCAGAAATTGCATCCTCTTCCGCATCACTAAAAGTCGGTATCAGCGTAAATGTAAGTGATTCAGACGCAAGCGTTGGAGTAAGTACCTCGAACAATATAGATTCCCGTTTCCAGGCATTCGCTTCGTGCGCTTCAATATAGATAGTCCCAATAAGAAATCCGTTCTGCTGAACAGAAAGCGCAACTGGTTTCTTCGAATTTACCCAAAAAGAAAAACAATACTGCTTTGATATGTGTGAATTCAACCACGAAGATGTCTGCGCGGTTACAGTGGCCCCTCCGGTCAGCTTATACATTTTACCAACCCCTGTCGGATTGGTAGTTGTAGTGTCTTCTTCGCAAGAGCCGGAAATAATTGGAGCAAGCGAATTAATGAACGCGTTTCGATGAATCTTACCGGCATAAAACGTGGAGCCAAAACCATTTTCATCTCCAGCCGTTAGTGTTCCAGACACGTGCGCTGAACCAGAGGTAAAGAGCTTCTGAAGATAGCCACCATATCCGTCAAGCCTGCCAAACACCGGATCAACCACACCGGTAAGCTTACCAATCCGCATTTTTGAAGCATCTGCGAAATTGGCAACGCTGGAAAGAAGGATGATATTGAAATCAGAAATCCAAACTTCATCACCATTTTCAAGACCTGGGAGTGCGATCTTCACGGAACGAAGATGCCTTCCAGACCAATCAACCGTAACGGCGTGGAATTTATATTGCCAATCCGTAGTGACGGCAACATTAAGCGAACCGTCAACACGAACGCCATCGACATATTCCAGAGAAGCTGTTGCTGTAAATGTTTTCGAAGCCTTGATCTTATAGGAAATCAATACTCGGTTTGGATTCGCAACGTACTTATAGAAATCCTGCTTCAAGGTCACAGTACCTTCCGAAGAGTTCTTTGTTATATGAAGAATTCGGTTGTTATCGTTCTGAGACTTTACATACTGGGTAGTTGCGAGTGAACTGTCTGAAAGAACATACTGGGTTTGAGAGTCTTCGTTGTTCGGAACCGCCAATGCAACCGGCCACGACAGACTCGCGTTTCTACCAATCCCGTCTATGACATCCATATACGGTGCCTGGTCATCGCTTGCGGTCAAATAAAGAGCCCCGGAACGGTCAGTGTCAAATAGATTGGTAATGCGAGCAAAATCAAGAAGCTGGGAGGTTGTCGGCGCATCACCCTCCAGCAACGCCCCAACAAAGTATGGCTGTTGGCTATTATCGGACAACGTATCGCTGCCGATCTCCAAGACGGCCATCAACGAATAGATTATGTTCTGTCCGTCAAAATACTGCCGCCTTACTATGTCTCCAACGTGAAGCCCCTGCGTCTTTTTAGAATCTGAGCGCAAGGACACCTTGAATTTTCTATAATTGAATACTGCCATATTACACCAATTCGGTTACAAGGTCTCCTGAGCAGGCATCGCTAACCCAAAGAGAACCGTTAGTTACTGACATCTTCTTGACTTCCAGCTCGTATATCCTCATCTTTTTCCTGACGGTCAAGTTGTCGAATGTCGCGCCATATCCTCCATATAACTTATCGGTCATAATCGCCCACCCAGAACCAGCAAAACCACTTGAAAAGCTTGTCGTGCTGAGAGAGCCAGTATAAGTCGTGTTTCCATTCAGGTGCATACCTCCAATGATACCTTCGATGAAAACCCCGTCCGCAAACATCAGTGCATTTTCAATCAACCCGGTTTTATAAGCATCACTGATAATTGAGAACGCAACCCCCTCAACGGGTTTCCTGAACGTGAAGAACTCGGCATTCTCATCTACCGTATCAAAGTTTACGCTGGCAGAATAATCAAGACTCTGGTTTTTGAAAAGTGAAGTTGTTGCTGCAAGATATATCTGAACAGGAAGCTCAACATTGTGCTGGCTTTCTGAATTGTCAACGTATGTGTACGGAAGACCAAGAACGAACTTTCCATTATCTCCGACCGCGTATGGCCCAGACGTGCTCTGGAAACGAATTCGCTTATTAGCAACAAAACCGCAATTATTCCCATCAACATAATAGGTCTGGAGTACAGTCGGACCTGCATTCCCACAACCGGCCTGGAATGAGTTCGGGAAATTTCCGTCTCCGTATTGAGAGACCATATTGTAAGTACCAGCTGCATTTTTTATTGCTGTCTGGAGGGCAATATAATTTGTCGCGGCTTGCCCGTCTGAATCTCCCAGATTCAACACCATCCCAGGAGCAGAAAAAGACACTATATTGGTTGCGCCACTTTCTACCCTTAGAATATATCTATCCCTGAACTTAAAGCCGTGTTCTGTCTTGATGTGAATGTCCTCATCAAGCTTCATATACGCTATGCTTGGATCAGACTCTTCCACATAAGAATAGAACCATCTTGTATTATTTGCGCCAAGCTGGAAGCCGTGCAGCGCAACAAGTTCTCCACCAACTCCATAGTCTCCATCTACCGTGAGGTCTCCATATACGTGAAGGTCTTTAGTCTCCCAATCAACCGTTGACTTATTGGCGTTACCGGCGTGATAATAGATATTTGATACCTGACCGGAAACATTGTAAATCTCATTGTCATGAGCATATACATTCCCTGCCTTCAGCGTAGATACGCCAACGTTGCCACTGAATAAGACATCTGTATAGTTTATTTTCAGCTTCCCGTCTTCAGAATCCACATAGATAACCTGGTTATTGCCGATGTGAATCCCTTCAGAGCTAATCGTAAGCTTACCAGACACACTCGCATCTTCATCTATGCTAAGAGAACCGTAGATGCGAGCAGAGCTTACAGGTTCATCGCCAGCTGTACGTGAAACGTCAAAAATCAACGTGTTCCCAACGCCAGCCTGAAAGCCATATAATGCACTGAGCTGGCCGGTCATTGAATCACCGGTACGTGCCACATAACCGATTCCAAAATCTCCACCCCCACCACCAGAACCAGATGCGCTGATGGCATTGATAATAGAAACAGCAAACATATATGCCGAATTCTTCATCAATATTGTTGAATAATTCTGGAGCTCGGTGTTAATTGCGGCTGAATCGATTTCGCCAGTCTCCGTTGTCGGAGGGTTTGTCGTAACATCCGGTACATCCACCTGATTGGCAGCAACCATACCGTTATACAGCCTCGTATAGAGGTCGTACAAAACGGTCTGCGGATCAAGAGTCTCCGGGTCAAAATTTAACTGAGCTGCTGCCATTATCTCTGTACTTTAACCTTGTTTGTCAAGAAGCCTGAATGTGATGCCTTCCATGAAGCAATTTTCGCTTTCATTGCGATGAAATTCGGAAGCTGTGTTGACAACGGCTGAGGGCCCATCATAGTTGCCGTCTGTGCTTGTGCTAAATAGCTAACTATATCTGATAAGACATCGGCCAATTCACCGCCAAGAACGGCATCGTCCGTCCCAATGGTTGAGCCAAGATGAACAATGCCATTCTCTACTTGAACCTTGGAGCCGCCAAACTCAACGATAACCTTATTGTCATCCAGGGTGATTTTTGCATCGCCGTGAACGAACTCAACTTTGTCCTTGTTAATCTCTACTGTGCTGTCATCCTCACCGGCGGTCACCTTCTTCTTTTCGGTATCAATAACCTCGATCATAGTATTGTCTTCGCCATCGGTGACCTCAGTGGTTATCTTATCCTTCTCATAAAGGGTTTTTGAATACACGCCGGTTTCTTCAAGTTCCTCTATGTCTGGCCCATTTTCATCACTCGGGTCAAAATCCTCACGCTCCTTAACCTCAATAATGACCTTATCGTGAGAATCAAGCTGAATGAGGTCAACGTGCGAAAACATCGTAACATATTCCTTACTTGAAACCGGATCACGAACAATCGTTACGTCAGAATATAGCTTTGGTATAATTACGTAGCCCTTCGTGCTATCTTGAATGGCACTCAAATATACGTTTTCGTGAAGTCCATAATCGGGATTTGACGTTGCCTCAACAATAGAACCGACATATTCCTGAACATCGACTGTCCCGGCATAGTCACCATCCAGATGAATCGCTTTTACATAGCCAAATATTTGACCAACGTCATATAGTTTCCCTTCTTTATTGGCAATACCGTGCAAGGCGATTCGTTGAATCGCCTCACGTATTGTTGCATTAGAGCCTGAACCGGTATTTAGCTTTTTATTCCCCATTAAGTAGTACTGGATGTATCTTTATCACGTGAAATACAGTACGGAAGTTTAATGGTTTGTTTATAACCATCATTAACGCCGAACTTAGTCGTTATTTCTTCTATCAAATAATAGCCGTTTTTGGCTGGGAATCGGTTATCCTTAAGGTGCACTTTTATGCCGGATTTCAGTCCAAGGTCGCCCATAATAGTAAACGAACCATTTATACCGTTGGCATTATAGGACTCAAAATATTTAATGACCTCTTCCAGCAATTCATTGTGGGAAATACCAATTTTGCTTGCGGCGTATGGTATGATGTTATATGACGACAAATCAACTTTTTGGTCTGATTTACCAAGCACGGTTGCGCCAGCCTTCATAGCCTTTTTTGAAAGTTTGGTCTCGTTTAGCACCTGGTACTTGTTATTTCCATCATTTTTAGACCAGTCATAGTCTGGATTCAGACGAACAGTAATATGGTACTGTTTCCCATTACCCTCAATCGTGTCCCAGGACGTTGCTTCAACGGCGAGGAAATTCTTATCCGTATTCATCGCCACGAGACCATTGTTGGTAACGTGATAATCAAACCGAATCTCTGGAATCGTCGAAGACTCCTCGTTCAGCTTGATTATAGAATCATCCCCAAGCTTTGAAAAATATGATCTGCCAATTGCCAAGCAAGGGTTCCCAGAACTATCTGCCTTAATGAAAGAAAACAGCATAGATTTCTTCGCCCACGTTGTTAACACATCAGCAACAGTATAGTCCTTCGGGATGCTTGTCTTAATCTCCATATCACAACTCTTTGTCTGAGGGTGCAGCTTAAGACCAGCCTTCCCAAGCAAATCATCGGTTAATATCTCGGTTAACTTATAATTCTTTACACACGTATGCGCCGGGCAATTAATCTTCTTAAGAAAGCTTGCCAAGTCTTCACATTCCAGCTCAATAGGATCATCGATGCTACACTTAGTAATGTAACCATCAAACATTATTGCGCTGGAAGTATTACCCTGATCAGGGCACATCGACTTTTTGTAACGCTCACGCGTATCGGTATCGTTAAATACCGTCTTCCCTTTAGCACTTGTCTTTGCCGTTTCCGCAATTTCAGTAGCAGAATAACCATCAATATCGTGAAGATAACCAATCCTGATGCGAATTCTCTGCCCTACCTTGAAGTCACTCACCTCCGCTTTTTTAGTCGTATTGCGTGTGACCATCACGAGACCACTATCCTCAACATTTACATTGACACCACTGGCGGCCTCATCAATATTGTATTGAGTGACCGTCTCACGAATAACGGTGCCACGAGGAAACTTAACCTTGGCCGTATTGAACAGATTCTTGTAAGAATCAACTATTTCAATATCCTCGACCTCAGTCAACATCTTCGTTTTCGACACCTCCGGTTCTTTAATCATATTTTCGTTGCCTGTGGCATCCCATACCTGGATGAGACAGGCCATTATTACAAAACCACGATCTCCATCCATCTTAAATATGATTTGATAGCCACATTAAAGTCTTATTCCTTTCATTACCAGAAGATTGGCCGCTCTGTACGTTGGCCTTCTTCTGCTCAAGGAGTGCCTTATACCAACCAGACATATCGCTGCTTGCAAGTACATCATTCAATACGACAATAGTGTCAGCAGTCAAGTTTACGCTATCGCTTGGTTCAACGGCAACGCACGTAATTGAATACGGCTGGATGTTCTTATAGGTCTGCTCGCCAAGTTTGAAATCCTGAATGATGATGTTTTCAACGCCGAATTGCTTAAACAGCAAATGATTTACCTGAACAACGCCATTATACTGGCATATCTTAATAAGCCGTTTGACATCATCCTGAGGATATACGCCCGGCAGGTTTGAATTGATAGAGCCATTGATGGAAAAGCAAATGTCTCCACCAGAAACAAGTTCTTTCCTCGTAAAGTCACGCCCTTCAACCTGATTGAGCTTAATATTTTTTGACGTTGACTGTGAGACCTGGGCCGTAACATCAAAGAAGAAAATATAGTTAGATTTCACCTCTTTCTTTGACGTTCCTTCCATATAAGTTATCATCTGGGGATCTTTTGTCTCATAGCTGAGAAATAACGCTTCCGGAACGGCACGGCCAAAAGCATCAAGTGCATTGATCTGAACGTTATTTTTTTTAAGATTCAACACACCAAGGCATGAGTCAACCCTTTCCCCAGCCTCAATAATAGACTGAAGATTTTCTTCCTGCTTTTTTAGGATTTCCTCACGCTTCTTTCTGTCAGCCTTTATTTCTTCTTGTCTCGCAACAGATTGTGTTTCTATCGACTTAATTGCTTTACGCACATTTCCGTGGCCAAACCACCTAAGAACATTGTTGATATACCCGGAACCCACTTCAAGAGCAACGTTGGCATAGTGCTCAGCAAGCTGTAGGCCGACCCTCTTTGCTGTGTGTACAATAACGTTTTCATAGGCACGCTCACTTTTGAACTTGACTGCGCCGTCACGATTACGAAATCTTTCGTAATATGTATTGCTGGAAAGGATATTGTCTGTAGCCTTACCAATGTTCCAGACAACGTGCTCCCAGGGAAGGAATGTGCTTACAGGAATAGCCATCTATTATACTAAGTTTGCGGCATTGGCATCAAAGTCAGCAACAACTTCGATAAGGGCCTGAGCCATTTGTTGTTTCAAATTATTAACTGTTGCAGCCACATTCGGGTCGCTCATATCAACGGACTCAACGTTCATAAGGTTCTCGATCTTAACGATGATTTGTTTAGGCGTTGCAGACTGGGAACGATACTGATTCTGATACCCATTGTTATTGGTCGGAGTGGTAGGAGTCGTTGTTGTTGTCGGTGTTGTAGTTGATGAACCGCCCATCGCATCAATCTTACCCTGCTCATTCAAAACTCCCCACCCAGGAACTTGCAGACCATTGAACTTCACGCCATCCCAAGCGTTTTGTGCAAAGAAATCTGCGAGCAGTGGCTTGTATTTATCTGACAGCGTTCTATATGTCGAGAAAATGACATCAATGATTCCGTTAGATACATTGAGAAGATCGGCAGAGTCCTTGATTTCACCGCTGAAACTCGTAGGATTTGCCAAATAATTTTCAAGATTGGTCTTCCATCCTTCAGTACCAAAGCCAGACAATAGCTTACCGGCAGATTCGCCAAACATAATTGGCAACCACTGGTTCCTAAGCTCTGCAAGTCTTTCTTGATCGGGCGTTGCCTTTTCAAGTTCCTCCATAGCCTGAACAAGAGGTTCCCAGCTTTGAACCATACGTTCTGCGATAGGATTCCAAACATTTGCATATCCAGGAATCGATTGTATTTGTCCCCAGGTATATCCCTTCAACTGATCAGTTGTTGGATATGCAAGATTTTGGTCAGGCGTTACGAGAAATTCATTCCTTGCGTGTTGTAAGTATTGACGAGCAAGATTAGAATTATTCGCAAAAATTAAGGATGAATGAAGGTACTTTTCAAGACCAACTGCGCTTGGATTAGATGTATCGGCGGCAAGAGACGCAAGCAGAATAGATGCCGCATCCGTTTTATCAAGCCTCATCGCCTCTCCACCACTTAAATCAATTCCATTCCAGCCAATTTTATGATCCTCATAGTTTCCTACACCAGAAGACATCCAAAATGTACTATCAGTATATTTCCCACCAATTCCAGCATCACCAAGTGCTTTGGCCATAGGGCGAAGCATTCCCAGCCTTCTACCTGCGTTAAGCCACATATTTAACTGTTCTCCAGATGCGGTTTCAATGAAAGCCTTATCAGACTCTTCAACACTTTCTTCTCCATTTTTGGCTTTCCAATATCTACGATAAAGCTCAATAGACGTAGTGAGACGTTCATTTTGCGTGAGTAATTGAGAATTGTAAATTCGCATATTCCCAATTATCATAGACTCAGCATCGTTCAGGTTCAGCTTTTCAAGACTTAATGTTTTGAAATTCGTAACCCAGTCATTCCCAATTTCTATCGCCTTGGCGGTTTCGCTATTCATCTTAGCAACCAAAGCGATAATACCGCCAAGTATGCCCGTAGCCGCACCCAAAATTGGATTACTGAACAAAAGCGGGAGAAGCTTTGTGCCCAAGAACATCCCACCCGCTGCTCCAGCAATACTGCCTATCATACTTGCAGCACTTCCTTCTTCACCGAGTTTTGAACCAAGCAAAGCACCACCAGCACCACCAAGCATTGCTCCAGCGCCGCCAAGTATCGGTCTTGCCTGAATCTTTGCATAGCGTCCCCAAACAGCCAGACTGTGTTTTCTTCCACTAACTACACCGCCCATACCAGAAGATACGTTCAATGCGTTATTCGCACGAACAACACTCCACATACTTTGTCCGAGCCTGTTAAATCTTAGCGTAAGTTGGCCAATTTTAGACAACCCAGCCCCAATGTATCGGCCAAAATTTAACAAAGCATTCACAGCACGGAGCGGAATGAGAACCAACGATAAAACAAGTTGTAATTTGAGCCACATAGTAATAATTGGTTCAAACCTCTTGTACATATCAATAAGAACCCCGCTGACCTTGAACAAAGTTTTTCCAATATCAGCTATAGTAAGAGAAAATCTCTTTATTAAACTAATGGTTTCTGGAGATTTCAATGCGGCAATCATATCATTCAGAACGCCCTTGATTGGACCTTCCAAATCTTCGAAAGCCTGCATTCCAGCTTCAGTAAATGAAGAAGTAAGCTGATACCACAAACCCTGGATGGTATTCTTCTTGGCTTCGGCCAAACGAGAAGACATACCATCAGACATAAAATTTTTTTCTATAACCTCATTCCACTTATCAACGTGTGCGGCCAGCGCAGAAGCGCCAGATGCAGCCGTTTTATGAAAAAGCTGACCAAACTCACCAAGAGTAAGATTCCTTGCATTTAACTCCTGGAATAGTTCAATTAGTGGACGAAGGTTTCCGTTTGAATCTGTCCTCGAAATTCCAAGCCTCTCCCACATTTCTGCCTGAGCTTTTGTAGGCTTGGCAATATTAAGGGCCATTGTACGAAGAGTCGTACCAGCCTGAGAACCCTTTATACCGGCATCACCAAGAATACCAATTGCAGCGGTTGCCTCTTCAAACGAGGTCCCATTTCTGGAAAGCAAAGAGCCCGCGTATTTATAGGATTCAGCAATCTCCATCAAAGTCGTATTTGACTTTGTGAAGGTCATTGTCATAATGTCTGCTGCACGCCTAACCTGGCTCGGTTTAATCCCGAATCCAGTCATAATATTGGTGACAACATCGGCGGTAGAGCCAAGATCATTGTCACCAACAAGAGCAATGTCAGCGATAGGGCGAATTGACTTATTGATTGCTTCTATGTCAAATCCAGCCATTGCCAAGAATTTTGACGCATCGGCTACCTCTGGAGCAGTGAATTTAGTCTCAATACCAACGTCACGAATAATACGCTCCATACCCTTGAAGCGACTATCAAACGTGAGCTTATTTTTATCGTGAGAACCAAGAATGTTCTTGGTCGTCTGCATCAGGTTGTTGTATTCAGTAGCGTCTTTAATAACATTGCTAACAAGGGTTCCAAGACCTGCAATGCCATACGCAATGCCCATACCCTTGACAAAATCAAAAACGCCAACACCACCTGTATCAATGAGGGTTTGACCGAGAGCCTGATAACGAACGTTCCCTCGACCAGTTCTTATCGCCTTATTTGCAGCAGACCTACCACTTTGAGTGCGCTGGGACTTAGAACTGCCGCCACGAACAGAGCCGCCACTTTTACCACCGCCAGAAACGATAGTAGTTCCTCCAGGGCCACCAGCTCCACCAACAACGCCAGCCTGAACCAACCCAACGGATTTCATTCTCGTTTCAAGCTGCGTAAGCTTACCAAGAAGACGGTCGATCTTTCGTTCGGCTTGACTTGTATTTATTTGGATTACCGGAGCTTTCTTTGACCAGGTTGCAAAACGCTGATTTACAGCGTTAATCTGACTATTTAATTGATTAAATTGATTCCGGGCCTGCTGTAAATTCTTAGTGGCCGCTACGAAATTGTTGATAGACGTAACGGCTTGCTGGGAAATGACATTTATGTCATAATTTACAACGTAGTTATCACCAGGCATTCTATAATGACTTTTATGAAAGAATAGCTTGAACAGCTATCATTTGGTTACGGAAAAGCCCCACTACCGTAAGGCAATGGGGCTATTTCTTTGTTGGCGTGGCCAGTGCAGCAAGAGAATTTGCAGCCTTGATTTGTACCTGGTGCGAATCAAACCAGGCCGCATCGTTGGCAAGAATGGCAAACTCCTCTTCTGAAAGGTCCTCGATTTTTACAGCTGGGAAGTAATGTCTGATGTAAATCATGAAGTGACGGAGATAGTCATCATCCGCTACTTTCCAGCTTTCGATAAATTTACCAGGCGACCATTACGGGCCTCGATTACCTTGGAGAACTGGTTCATAGTGCCGAACAGGAACATATTGTCATCGTTGACAAGTTCACTGTCGCCATCGATGAAGCAATCCTTCGCAAGCTGGCGCATTGCCGAAACCTGATCCTTCTGAGATGCCGTGATGTACTTGCTGAAAGCGGCGAGAGAGGGCTGCTGGAAATATCCAACATAGTGCTCTTTCTCGTCCACGTCAGGAATACCGAACACGAGAAGCGGGAACACGGCCTTCAGTTTCTTGGATTCTTTGAGTTCAGCGACTTTCTTTTCAATCGCCTTCTGGAGTTCCTGGGGGAGTTCCAGAATTTCGTTTTCTTCGAACATACTGTTTTGTGTTAAAATTAAACTATATCTTTTAATGAATAGACGAACTGTGAAATGGCGGTTTGCGGAAACAAATAAAAAGGGAATGGATTTTCACCATTCCCTCCCGACATTAGTTTAATTTGAACAGTTATGGAGCGATAAGCAGCTTCAAATAAACTATTGGACCACTATGTCAAACGGATTCAGGTTGAATTCGTGAGTGAGCGTGGTGTCATCCTGCTCGGCCTCGAAACCGTCTTCGTTGAAGATACAACCCTTCAAGGTTACGGTTTCGGTGGTCCAGTTTTCTGTACCAAGCTCGTTGGCGAAAGAAATCACCAAATCAAATTCGCCGATATTGAACAACGACCCAGCCAAGCTACGAAGCTGTACCTGAGTGTTGTAATCCATAGTGATCGAAGCTGTGTTTTCGGTATTACCGAATCCACGGTTGACGACCTTACCGCCCAACCCATAGTTGTTCCCGATGTTGCGTTTCTTGTTCCACTTGATAGCGGTAACGCCGCTGAGGATAGTAGGATTAGCGTTGTTGGACCCGGTAAGGGCCGGAGCCGTCAACTCGATCATTGCCCAAGAGTAGGCTACGTTGTTGATAATTGTTGGCATTTGCTACTACTTTTTAGGATTGGGAAAGAGCGAATCCTTCGGTAACCTCGATGGTCTTGGAGGTGCCAAGAGGAATCAGAGAGTACTGTAGGATGAGCTTATCGTTCTGCAAAACGTTCTGGCTCGCCGGAATGTTAACGGAACCGATTCCGCTGATCTCTTCTGCGCTGACCATAGCATTCAGCACGTCAGTCACGAGATTCGAAAATATCGTAATCTGAGCGGCAGAAAGCTGGCCGCTGGAAGGATCGACCTTCAAAGGAGCGTTCACGTAAGGGAGGAGGGCCGCACGGACAACCCTGCGAGACTTGTTGATTACGCGATTGCGAGACAGGGTACGATAGTCACCGTCAGAGCAGGTGCGGTCGCTAGAGAAGTACACGTGACCTTCCAAACCGGCATACTTGACAGGGAAAATGTAACCCTTCTCCTCCAGGGCATCGAGCTGAGCCTTGGTAAGAGAGTCGTAATCGGTAGTGCTCGCAAACTCACCGCTGGAGATGGAAAGGTCGCCGAAGCCGAACTCGATTCCGCTGAAGAAATCGATAAGGTCGTGCTGTTGAACCCATCCAATGCTTTCGCCAACATTGCCAAGAGCAAGCTCGGCAAGAGCGAGGCCAACCGTACCGACAGGAGTCTTACTTGTCATAGCTACGTGCATAGCCAGAACATTGCTGTCAACATCCTGACCGAGCAGAATGGAGACATAGCGGTTCGAGGTAATCACGGAAGGAATCTGGGCGATTGCCACAGTTGCCTGAGGGTCGCTCGCGGTCTTTACGGTGCCGGTATTGGCATTCAGGAGAACCACGAGAGGAGCGTGATACTGATTTGCCAGCTCATTGGCGATGGTCTGGAGGCCAGTCACCATAGACTCGACAACATAAGGATCGGCTTCGGGAGTTGAACCGGTCTTCCACAGATTCTGCTCGGTCCACACGCCAATCTGACTGATCTGGCCCTGGGCGGCTTGCTGCATCTGACGCAGAGCGTTCCAGTTGGAAGAGCAGTCGGCGAACATCACGAACAGACGACCTGAACCACCCAGACGGGTGAAGTAATTCTTGATGTGGTAATAGGCCACACCGTTCAGGAGATAGTCAGCGGAAGTGTCGGCAGTAAGTTCAGTCCAGGCCGCAATTCCAGCGTCAACAGCATCGTCAATCGAGTTGAGCTCAACAACGGTGTTTTGAAGCCTGGAAGCGGCAGCGAGACCGACTCCAGTGCCCCAGAAATTGGAACGACCGGAGATGTCAAAGAGGAGACCACACACTTTCTCGGAAAGATTGACGACCGAAGTCCCAATGTTCCCGTCAGAGTCAGTCATAAATACACCACCAAGTGCCATTGCTTATACTGTTTTAAGATTTATAATACGGATTCTTGAAAAGAATAGCCGAACCGCGAAGGGAAGGTTCGGTGTTTACAGAGAACACGCCGCCTTTCTTGGAGATGTAAAGCTCCGGCTCGCTATCGTAGAGTTTGAGAATCTTCTTTGCGTAGTCTGGAATCTCCTCGATTTCCACGGTCTTTTCGGAAATGGCCTCAGGCTTTTCGACCTTCACGGGTGCTTCAACCTTCTCTTCTTCTTTTTTTATGACCTCTTGTTCAGAAGCCTTTGCTACTGTTTTTTTCTGTGCCATAATCTGCTTAATTAAAAAAGGGGAGTGGAGCCTTGGCCCAACTCCCCAGGTTTTCACAAAAGCCTACCGGCTACCACTACCCAGCGGTGACAGTCACGACGCAGGTTGCGGTCTTACCGTCAGCGGTGGCGGTAATATTGGCAGAACCAGCGACCAGGGCGGTTACCTTACCAGTTTGGTCAACGGTTGCCTTAGTGGTGTCAGAAGAAGCCCACACAACGGTACCCTCGCTTGCATTTGCAGGAGCAACGGTAGCGGTCAGGGTCTCATTGGCACCGGCAACGATGCTGGTAGATTCCTTGTTGAGAGTGACGCTGGAGACAGCGACCTTGTACTTGTAGGTCGTCCAGACCACGATCTCGGAAGGAAGAACGATGTTCACGTCCACCTTCATACGCATCTGGAAGAAGTACAGCTCGGAGTTAGCCTGAAGCGGGGAAATCTTCACGCTCTCCTGGTCGGTAGCGTAGTCGCAACCAAGCCAGAGGCAAGAGTCCTCACCGCTGGAGAACTTACCGAGGGCGATGGTGTTCTCAGGAACGCCGTCAATCACGACAACGCGCTTGCCACGGAAGCGATAGCGGTTGACCTCGGTGTTCTCGGTGTACTTCACGTCCTTGCTGGAGAGGTACTGGTCGTAGAGGTCCCAGAGTTCCCAACCCATCACGAAGCAAAGCTTCGAGTTCTTGCGGAGCTTCTTAGGACAAGCCTGCCACATTGCGAAGAGGGCAGATTCGACCTTTGAGCCGGTGTCGAGGGCGGTGGAACCAGCGAGGATAACCTTGCCGGTAGCGGCCTCAGCACTGTTGGCCTCAGCAGCGAGGTTGGCGAGAACGCGGGCCATAAAGCCATCGAAGTACTTCATAGGGCCGGCCTCGCTATCGCCGCCGATCTGCACGTTATCCGAGCTGTCGGAAATGATCTTGACCTGGTTTGCAGGGTCAACACCACCCTTACGGGAGCACCAGATGGACTCGCCAATGTACTGGTCCTTCTTGTCAACCAGGAGACGGAGCATCGTGGACTGGACCTTCGGGTCGAGCTCACGGAAGATGAGCTGGCTATCCGGCTGGAAAGGCTTCCAGTAGTCTTCGAAGTCACGAGGGTTGAACTCCAGATAGACCATAAAGTCCTGAGGCTCCAGATAACGCTCAGTGAACGTGTACTGGTTGAAGTCGCCGCTGGAGTTACCACCGTTGGAGGAGGTAGGAGTAGCAACGTTGTCCTGGATAATCTTGCCAAGGCCAACGTGAGGCAGAGTCAGTTTGTGCTGGATGCCGGGCTTGATGTGAATCAGACCTTCAGCATAGGTGTCATTACCCTGCATAGTGTACACAAGGAGGTCTTCGAGGACTTCGCCTGCATACGAATTCGCGGAATAGTGAATTGTTGCCATTTATTGTTTGAGATTTAGAATTTCTTGAACTCGAACTTCTCGCCGACAACCTTGTTGACGGACTCGGCCATCTTCTCCTCAGCTGTCTTGAGAGCCTCCTGAGCAGCGGCTGCGTTGGCGGGATCACCTGCAATTTCCTTGGTAATTTGCTTGCGCTCCGGGATGGAAGCGAGAGTGTCTTTCACCAGGCCGAAGTTGTTACGGGCCATTTCGACCCAATTGGCCTTAGAAGCCTCATCAATTTTGCCTGCTGCAACGGCAGCATCGATGGTAGCGTTGATCTCGGCTTCCCTGGCTGCGGCCTCAGCGTCCTGGTACACTTTGAGAGCGTCCTGGGCCTTCTTAAGCTCGTCAGCGGCGTTGTTCGCCTCGGCCTCCTTGCCAGCGTACTTCACCTTCAGAGCCTCCAGCTCAGCCTTCATGGACTCAAACTCAGTTACCTTTGCCTGAGCATCCTTAAGGGCGGCCTCAGCGTTCTGAAGTTCAGTAACGCGTGCAGTGACCGGAGCAAGCTCCGTTTCCGCAGAGAATCCAAGTTGTGCGGCTACCGCAGAGAAATTTTTGTTTTCCATTGCTGTAACTTGATTTTGGATTTGTTGTTCATCATCTATTCTATGAATAGCCGCCACCGCCTCAACGAGTTTATTCACCTCAACTTCATTGGAAATCGAACTGAACGCTTCGCGAAGAGATTGCTGGTCGGTTATACCTTCGATAGAATTCTTTACCTTGTCCTGGACCTGCTTGGAGGTCTTGATAACGTGGTCTTTCGGAAGGAACCCCTTCTTGACCGCATCCTTCGCGGAGAAGTAAGTTCCATCGGCCTCAGTCTCACCCTCCATAATTCTTTCAACCTCATCCTTGGAAAGACCAAAGCGTTTCTGATAGATGGTAGAGAGCTGTCCCTTGAAAGCCTCAATCATCGCCTTCACGCTCGGATCGTCAGTGTCCTTATCGTAATAAAACGGGTTATGAATCATCAGGATTGAGTAGTCGTGCATGTAGAGGTTCTTCCCAGCGGCCCAAATGATACTGGCCATAGATGCGGCAATGCCCTCAATCACACAGTCAACCTCGATCGGGCAGCTGTTGATAATTGAAAAGGTGCTCATACCATAAAGAATAGAGCCGCCCTCAGAATTGATAAGCACGATAATCTTGCTCGGTTTTACGTAATCCTGCAACCACAGGAACTCCTCGTTAAAACGCTGGCAAGAATCTCTGTACACCGAATCAAAGAAACGGATCACGGCGGGCTTGTCTGCTGAAGCCTCGCCAACTACATATTTGAGTTCTTCTGCGTTCATTGAAATATTCAATTTTGAAAAGAATAGAACAGTTTTGTTATTCGGGTTGATTTTTACTTTGAAACCAAAAAACCAGAAGACTCATCATAAGTCGGTTCTGTGTGGTCTTCGTGACTATCCGGATTGCTCGCTGGCTCCTGGTCACTATGGTTCGTAAACGGTGGAACGACAAGGTATCTGTCGATGTAATTCTTATAGCGATAACCGGAATACTCGTTGAACCAAATTTGATAGTCTATCCAATACGGCTGAAGGCCGTCATCGAAAGAAAGCGGCTGATCCCAATATTGAAGCTGGAAGCGGGTAACCAAGGCCGGAAACTCGTTCTTGCGACTTTCAAGTGCACTGACTATCTTGTTGAACACATTCAGACCATCCAACTCAACAACATCATCGCTGTTGTTTAAGCGATTCAAAATGTAATGAATACGCATCGTACCCTTTCCTTCTCCGATACGAGACTGGCCAACGTTATAATACACATTAATGAAATGTATAAGGACCGCTGGGAAGGCGAAGGCGTATTCCTCGTTTAGCTTGTTTTTCTTTATACGAGCAAGCTGACCATTATCAAACTTGATGGTCTTAAACAATAGAGGACTGTCCGGATCATCGTCATTGACACGAATCTCCGACAGTATAGTTTTCACGGCGTTGTACGCCTCGGCAAGAGCGTTGGCACTAACGGCCTCTTCAACGGTGGTGGCACCACTTGAAGAAGTTTCTTCCTGAGAAGTCGCAACCTCCTGCTCGGTCTTTTGTTGTGTTTTACTTACTATCATTACGGTAAACCAGCAAAAATCTTTGGTGTAAGTTCTTTCGTCTTTTGGTCAAGCACGGTTGAGTGCCCAATAAACTGTCTCTGAATACTGTGTCTCCCAGTGTTTCCATAAGCATATGTGCCACTCGGAGCATTATGTACGGCAGCATAACAAAAGCCCTTATGCCTTGCGGCAGTCCAATACTTATTCGGGTTCGTGTAAATTCGAACGCCGCCCTTGTTCGGCCCCGGAGCATCATTCAAGTACTTCCACTCGATTGAATTCATCATCGTTTCAGTCTCCCTGAGGATTTCGTGCTTATAGCTTCGCTTCCTCTCTTTCCACACCCTCGACCCCCTCGTATTCAAACGGTGCATATCAAAAGACTGCTTGAATATGTCAACTGCGGCTTTCGCCAGCTCTACTTCAAAATTCCACACGTTAAACTGGAATCGATGAGACGCGTGAGCCCATTGCTGAACCATCGTTTCCGGCTTTATAACTATGCCGCCCTTCTTAGCCATTCAAGTACTTCTCCTTTATCCGTTGTACTATCTCAGCCAATCTGGAAGAATCGTTCGAGTTGACCTGGAAGTACGGGTGCTCGTCAGAGAATATCCTGCCTCCAAGAGCAACACTTTCCTTAAAGGTTCTATTGAACCACTCAGGCATTTCTGGCATCTTCAAAGTGTTATTCTGAACATTATTCAGCTTGGCTCCGGTATTGTCAACCTCAACCAAATAACAGCGGCACCGATGTTCAATCGGAGGTATCAACCAGGCCGGGAAGCGGCTCTTCGGTGCCGTGAACCCCTCATACTGCAAGTGCCAAGGCCGAACACGCTCGTCACCCTGCGTCATATACATCAACTCGGTATCGGCTGCAATTACAACAAGTGCGTCTGCAACCATCATAGCGTACTCAATATCAAGGTTCTCAACGTATGCGTATTGAGAATTGTACTTCTTGCACACGGCCAAAAGCAATTCCTCTCGCTCTTCATCACTAAGGTCTCCTTCCTCTGCCTCTTCGTCAACATCGTCTGCCTCGGACATCATCTGATACTCTTCCACAACAGCAAATTCAACCATATTGTTTATCGCAGCAATCAATATGTCTGCGCGTGCGCGATCCTCTTCTGATAGGCTTTCCAGGTTTGACTGGACGAGTTCAATCGCATCATCCCACTCCATACCGAAACCGTGTATCGCGTGATGTATTGCAAAATCGGCTCTGAGAGCCATCAGCTCCTCCATAACCTCCCAGGGCTCCTCCATTCCGTCACGCTCATCAAGGAAACGCTCGAAGATTGCGAGGATAGCGAGATATTCCTTCTCCTTATCTTCGTCATCAATCTCAGGCACTTTCTGCGCAAGGGCCTGGGAGAGCTCGTCCGCGCCCCTTAGCGTCTCTCCCGTAAAAAATTTACGGCTTTCTCGCCCCTATGGTGACCGTATCTTCGATAATACTCCTCGTCCGACATAATGTGATGGTCGTTGTCGCTCGTGGAACCACCCACAGAACCACCATAACCCCCATCGTTAATATTAAGCTGCCGACCAACGACAATCCCAAAGTTTTTTTCAATCTCGTCAGAGCTAACTTCATAGCGTTCAGTAATAAATTGATAGAGTTTAATCTGATCCTCGTCAGACATTTCGATTTGCTTGCAGTATTTGAACTCGTTGCCGGGTTTCAAGAATCCCATCTTAACAAGCCTGGGGATTATCTGCTCGTTCATCACGTTCTCAATGGAGCCACGGTATGCCTCCACCCTGTCGCGGAATATGTCTTGGTGTGCGCGAGTTGCACCGACATAAGACTGAGTTGCACCGGCCATTGATTCAGAGCCAAGGATGAGGTTAGATACGTCACGATCAACCATCCCTATGAGGCCGGTAAAAATGTGCTCTGAGTTAGACATCGTAAATGTCTTAATGTCGATTTCGTCATCTAACCCAGTTACAATAACTTTATTCGATGCAGCACTTGCAATGTCATTCGCCAGACGCTTGCGGTCGTTATTGTTGTCTGCCGCCGCCTTGCCGTGGATAATAGGCTGGCCGTATGTATGCGAGAAATTCACATAATTGGCCATAGTGAACTTCTTCGCCAAAATCGAAGGAGTCGTAGCCGCAAACAAGCCGATGCCGCCGGTGTCGATAAGGATGTAGTTGTCCATGTATTGCGCATCATCGAAGCTCCAGCCCGGATTCCAGATACCGGCACGTTGGCAAATCCTACGCTGAGAAGGGTAAATGTTTCGACGTTCAATCTGATTGACCTCATTAAGCCGACCAGTAAGGGGGTCAATGCTCGGCATAATCTCAAATCCAGTATAGCCATAGAGCTGAGATTCAACGATGCCCCAGATCAGTTTCGTAAACTCGGTTCCCTGAATCTTCTTCGTTTCCTCGTTGTCCCGAACATACTTGCCCTTATCGTTCTGGTGGCAGAGCATATACCTCTCGCCTATGATTTGAGACTTAAGTGTTTCCAGAGTACCAACGAGGTGCGCGTCCTGTTGAACGCACGCATCATAAAGGTCGATGAGCTTGCTGCGGTCATCAACCACGAAACCGTTCTTTGCATCCTTTGGCCTGACGGAGCGGAAGCGGCAGTATCTTTCTATTTCGCGTACATACTCTTGAATCGTCTTCTTACTGGTACGAAAAACGGCATCCAGTAATTCGAGATCAAGCTTTTCTTCGCTACTATTTGTTACTACGTCCATTGCGGCAATACGTTTTATGAAGAATAGCCGAAAACCGTATTTTCAGTTTTTCCAAGATGTGCTTTCGCCCAGGAGCTTTTATTTCGTATTGATATTAAGTCAAATTTGTTTTGACATTATAAAATACAGTAAGTCAATGAAATAAGAAATTCGAATATATCAAAAGCACATTTTCATTTTGATGCTTTTGAAATAATACATACCTTTGCCAAAACTTAATTTAAGTGCCTTATGTTCAATTATTATCGCATCAAAACAGAGTGGCTTGCCGAACTGGAAGACGGTAAGCTCCAGAAGACGAAGACCGAAGAGCTGGTCTATGCGTCATCCTACACGGAGGCCGAAAAGGTCGCCTATGCACTTGCCGAGAGGTACAACCGTACCCAATTCGGCAGTATCGAGTTCGAAATCGTGAAGACAAAGATCAACGAACTCCTCTACAGCAACATCCTCAATACCGAGGACACAACCATCTGCGGACTCATCGCCAGCTTCTTCGAAGAGCCCGACACGACAGGAGTCGGTATGTACCAGGTCAAGGTGTACTACACCGAAATTGACGAGGTGTCTGGAAAGGAAAAACACCAGACCGAGACCATCTTCACTCCGGCACAATCAAATTCCGATGCCAGCTATGCCGTAATCAACTACCTCAAAAAAAACGGCGAACAGCGCGACTATGTTGTTCGTGACGCACGCTTTGACAAGGCCGAAGCAATTCTCCTCCCGACTGACCTTTATGAAAAAAAGGTTAACCAGTTAGTTTAATGCCGATCGTGATTCCAGGGAAATCCACGGCAACAATTCCTTCAGAGCACTCTTTCCCAGAATTTCCCGACCTGCTCTTCGGGATCACAGTTGACGGCACCACGGTCTTTGATGCCACTGATTATCTTCAAAAAGCAAAACCATCTGCGTCTATAACAGATTTTTTCGAGCAATACAAGGCTCCCATCTTTTCCTTGGTAAAATCATACGAAATCAAGGAAGATGAGGTCTGTATGCTTGCTCCTAACAAACACTTCATAGTTGACGGTAATCTTGTTTACCTTTTTATCTCTTTCATTCAGCCAGATTTCCTTGCGTATATGTGTGACCAAATGCAGCAGATGTTCACAACTGGGTTCTGCGTCTCTGACACATTCATATACAACCTTGCCAAACACAGGCTAAGCAAGGGGGTTTTAGAAGAGATAATCAATGGGCAAGTTTAGCGAAGCAAGGCGAGTACTCGTATTCAACTCGGCAAAGCGACTGGTGGCAATCTGCCAATCGGTCAATGCGACAGCGGAAATGTTCTCTGTCACAACTCAGGCTATCTTTTATAGCTGTTCGGGACAAAGCATTTCCTGCAAGAACTACTACTTTCGTCACCTTGAAGACGACATCGAAGTAAGCCTGGATGACCTTGGGACACTCAACGTCCAGGAGTACGACCGTCTGTGCGGCGTAGAGCGAAAGGTCTATCCGAACAGTAAAATGTCTCGCAAGGGGATGAAATATAAGAAAAGCGTCTATGTAGCACCATCAAATCCAAAGCACAATGAAGAAAATCAAAGTTAACGTTGTCAACGAATCGGAACTTGCACTCCCAGTTTACGAAACGAAATATGCTGCCGGTCTTGACCTCAGGGCCAACATCGATGACCCGATCACCCTCAACCCGCTTGAACGCGCACTCGTCCCTACCGGACTCAAAATAGAAATTCCGGTTGGCTACGAAGCCCAGGTTCGCCCTCGCTCCGGGCTTGCAGCAAAGCACGGCATCACCGTCCTCAACGCACCCGGAACAATCGATGCGGACTATCGCGGCGAAGTCAAAGTCATCCTCGTAAACCTTTCGAACGATCCGTTTGTCATCAACCATGGAGAACGGGTTGCCCAAATGGTCTTTGCTAAGGTTGAGCGGGCAGAACTTATTCCGTCCCTCTTCCTATCCGAAACAGATCGAGGCGAAGGCGGGTTCGGTCACACTGGGAACAAATAATCTGAACAGTTATGGAATCCAAAGTAGCCGAACTGCTTGAAACAATCAAGCAACACAACAGACTCTATCGTCAAGGAAAGCCGGAAGTGCCGGATTCCGTGTACGACAGAGAGGTTGAAATGCTCCGCGAACTCGACCCCAACAACAGCTGGTTCCATCGCCTGGAACCAGCTGAAGTCCGGGCCAGAAGAAAGAGCACCCTCCCGATACCGATGAAGTCCTTAAACAAAATTAAAGACATCGGAGATTATAAATACTGGCTTCAGGCATCTAGTGTAAAGGGCCAGGATGAAGTCGTGATAATGCCGAAGTTCGATGGCCTTTCCCTGCTTTGCAACGAAAACACCGGCGAGGCGTGGTCACGCGGAGGTTCTGAAAACGAAGGTCAGGACTGCACGCAGCACCTTATCGTTTCTGGAGCCCTGCACAGTACATATTGGCCGTTCACCTACGGAGAATTCGTGTTCAGCGTCAAAAACTGGGAGAACTACTTCGCCAGCAGAACAAATCCGGAGACCGGAAACCCGTATAAATCTCCGAGAAATACTGCCGCAGGTCTTCTAAACAGGGATGAACCGTCAAACGATTTGAGGTACGTTGACTTCTATCGCTACGGCACCGATCCTGACACAATAAATGAGTACGAGAATTTTAGCGACCTGCTTGCAGACCTTTGTGAATCGTTCGACCAAAAGAAACTCTATAAGGTTATCCGGGCTGATGAAATCAATGAATCCATCCTCACGGACCTTTTCAGAGACTGGAGGCTTGAATACTACATCGATGGCCTTGTCATCTATGTCAACAAGCTCAAACGTTGGGATTCACTCGGCAGAGCCAAGACAACCGGAAACCCAAATTACGCCATCGCCTACAAGAGCCCTGACTTTACCGATGCGTTTGAAACCTGCGTGAAAGACGTTGAGTGGAAAGTAAGTAAGTCCGGAGCACTGAAGCCTGTCGTAAGCATCGATACCGTTGATACCGGCGACTGCCAGATGAATTCTCCAACCGGCTACAATGCAAAGTGGGTCAAGGATATGCAAATCGCCAAAGGTGCCCGCGTGCTCGTCACCAGGTCCGGAGGCGTAATTCCGAAAATCCTTGAAACGCTCAAACCAGCCGGTTTCTCAGACACCTGCGCACTCTGGAACAGAATGGATAACTGCCCCCACTGCGGTTCTCCTACGGCCTGGAGTGGAAGCGGCGTTGAGCTGTGCTGCACAAATCCTATGTGTCCAGGCATACGACTTGCCAAAATCGTATTCTTCTATATCATCTGCGCCGCAGAGAATATGGGCGAGGAAACGATTTCAAAGATGTTCAACGCCGGTTACAATTCGCTCAGGTCAATGCTCGACATCACATTCAATCAGCTTCTGGAAATCGATGGCTTCGGCGAAGGCATTGCAAACGTCATCCTTGACAACAATAAGATGATCCGAGCTGGAATCAGCCTTCCCGTCCTTATGCACGCAAGCGACCAATTCCCAGGTCTCGGCGAGGTCAAGATAAAGCAAATCCTCTATGGTCTTGGCGGTAAGGTTGAAGATGCACTCTACAATGGCGAGCCGGTCAGCCAATTCCTGCCACCTGACGATGAGATTGAAAATATGTCGGTAACGTACAAGTCTTTCTGGACGAACCTCACGAGGTTCCAGCGTTTCGTTGAACTCAACGGCCTTGTCATACGCCGAGCCACGGTTATCAGCGTAAACCTCAACGGAAAGTACAAAGGAATGTCCGTATGCTTCTCCGGAGTCCGCAACGATGATTTGGAAAGAGAGATTATTGCCGGTGGCGGCAAAGTGGCCAGCGGAGTTTCCAAAAAGACCACACACCTTGTTGTAAAAGACAAAAATGCGAATTCTTCCAAAATATATAAGTCTAAGGAGCTCGGAATCCCTATTCTTACTATGGATGAATTTCGTTCGTTCTGAACGGAGTTGACTAGTTATTAGTTTTAGTGTTATTAATTATGTGGTTAGTAAATGGGTTGGCCGTGAAGGTCCACCCATTTTACGTATAAAGCCCCGTACCGTCATGACAAGGGCTTTATCAATGAAATATGAGTTCATAAATATAGCGATTTTATCCTGTACACGGAAATTTGTATGTTATTTGCACATTTTTCAAAATATGTTTTGGTAGTTTGGTTCAGTTTTGTATATTTGCATCGAAAGTGAACCAAGAAAGTAACGCTTATGGCAAAGAAAAACCAGCTAACTGCCGCTGACATATTTACTTACGCAGAGTACAAGAACCTTGTTGACCGCCTTCACGAAGACGGCGAATACCGTATCGAACTCTTCGCACGTCTGCAATTCTGCACCGCCTGCCGCGCAGGAGACGTTCTGAATTTTCACTGGAAGGATATTTTGCACCAAGATAAACTTGTCGTTACGGAACAGAAGACTGGAAAGACTCGTGCCATCACATTCAACGCAACGGTCTGTAAGACCTTCGCACAACTATACAAGTTGATGGGCGAGCCGGACAAGGAACAGCTTATCTTCAAATCTCCACTCGGAGACGATAAGCCGATTTCCATCCAATTCATCAACCGCGAGCTAAAACGCATCAAGAACAAATACCGCCTAAAGATCGGCAATTTCTCAACGCACACGTTCCGCAAGACATTCGGTCGCTACGTGTACGACAAGAACAACCACAGCGCAGAATCACTCATCCTTCTCAACAAGATTTACAAGCACTCCAGCCTGGAAATCACAAAAACCTACATAGGCATCACACAGGACGAGATAAACGGAATCTTCAACTCTATCCAGTTCTAAGATACATACCAAATTGAAGCGTGAATCTTTCACGCCCTTTGCATCTTCTTTTGCCGCCGGGTAACCGACACAAATAACACGTATGAGCAAAAAAGACATAGGGCGGTTCGATTCGCTGCAATATGATTGCAAGAAATGCGGCAAGCACTGTGACCTGGAGTATTATGACCACCAGGCCCCTCTCGCCATCCGTATGCGCCAAAAGTCCCTTTGCTTCCACTGTGCTTTCTGGGACTTGTTCAAAATCGAACAGCCTGAGAGATACGAGGTCTGTGACGGGAAAATTTATGAATACGGCGACCCCCTGTTCCTGATCAATACCAAATCTGGAAATGTAAGGACGCGTTACGTATGGCATTACGACCGCTCGATTAAAAGAATACACTTCTCCAGGTTCATCGGGGAAGTGCCAGCCGACCAAAATATCGAAAACACCGGCAAAATAATCACCTACGAACTTTTCAAAAAGCTCGAAAGAAAGAAGCGTTTCAGCTGCCGGGCGATCGGATGCTATGACCGTTATCACTGTTACTGGTATGACAAGGAACTGAGAGAACCAAACGGCCCCTGGAATGAAATCCCGGAACGTCACAAGGTCGGAGACGAGCATTGCCAGAGCTTTCTCGACAAAGAAACGATGTTTAACACAAAAACTAACGAATAATGGAAACACTCGGTATCATTCTGTTCGCAATCTTTGCGATTATCGTCATCTTTTTCTTCGGTGCAATCTTCTACGTTGCGCTTGTCGCACGGTGCGTTGACTGCACCTACCAGGAACAGTGCGAAAAAGACAAGGACTTCGTTTGTCCTTTCTCCACGAACATCAACGACATCAACGAATATAAAAACAACTGGTAATGGGCAAGTGTATTTTCAACCGGACCAAGGAAGAGCTGAAAAGAGGTGTCTGCCGATTCTACTCGGCCATCTGTGACGCTCGGTATCAGAACGAGGTCATAACCAAGACCGATACGAAGATTGTCGAGAACCAGAAAAAATAGATAAGATAATATGATTCAGGAATTCATTGACCCGTTTACGCTCAGATGCGACATCTTCTTCATAAATGAGAAAGAAAGGGGGATCACAGACCGGAAAATGTTGGAGCAATTTGGCCTTCGTGCCGGAACCGACTACTACTGGAGGGGCGACGATATGATAATCATATCTGGAAAGTGTAACGACAAATTCTACGAGCTGCTTTTGGAAACGAAAGAAACGCTTGGGTGGAAAAAGCTGCCGAAACGCAAATCTTTATTCGGACATAATATTAAAAATTTCTAACATTCTAATTTACAAACAAATGCAAAAGTTATCTAAAGAACAAATGGAGGTTGTGCTGAGAAAGCACATCCTCAACTGCACGGAAGACGAACTCCGCTTCGTCTATCACCTTCTCAACTTCGACCTGAAAGAGTTCAAGCAGGAGGTCGGACGCATCACGTATGAAATCCACTTCACACGCTTCTATGTCATCAAGGTCACCGTCACCAACGACCTCCTTGTCTTCAGCAACGAGTGGATCGTCTTCAATGACGACAAGAGCAAACATTCCCTCGAATGCGCGACCCCTCCGATGTTTTTCAGCATCCTCAATATGATGATGAACTTCTTCGGCCAGGCCCTCCTCAATCCGATGGGCTGGAAGCCTACCTACATCCCCGGTTACAGCATCTTCGACAACGGTGAAGAAGCGAAGTGTTACTTCGACCTCTTCCAGAAGACCGCCGATGCAATCATCAAGGAGATCGAGGCTTTGAATCCTGAGAACAAGGAGGAAGAGAAAAAGAAGAAACCTGCGAAGAAAGCCGCCAAGAAGACTCCGGCAAAGAAGGCCAAGGTCGTCAAGCTCCCGTTCAAAACCGGCAGTAAGAAGAAGTTGCCAAATTAGTTGTATTTAGTCGTACTTTCTCACGATTTCGCGTATTTTCTCATATTTAGTGTGAATTTACGCGAAATCGTGAAAATCGAAAAAAATAAAGGAAAATTCAAACAAATTCGCTCGACACTCTTTATTCTTAATCAGAGCATAATAAAAAAATGGAAGCAAAGTTCAAAATAAGGATGACCCTTGACGAAATGAAGGAAGCCTTCGCCGCAGAGAATCCAGGCATTGTTCCCAACAACATCAATACTGGGAAGTTTGCACGGGCGCACGGTTATGAGAAGAGGGCCCAAATGGTCAACGGTATCATCGAACGATTTTACTACAAGTACGATGGTTGAAAAGATTCAGAGGCCAATCGCCTATAATCAGGATTACACAATCGGTGCGCAGCTGATTGGTAAACCAAGTTCACAGGCGGTTTTCAAATACTTCTGGGATATGTACTGCACCAAGCTTCGGTACAAGCAATCGCCGTACACCAAAGTCAACATATCCAGATTGAGCGATCTCAGAAGGATGAACGAGAAAACCGTTGTCAGCAGTATCGAACACCTTAAGCATATCGGTCTGATCTCGATTGACGATGACGATATGTGCCTGGTGAATGGTGGCCGGTATGTTGGTCTTGTTAGAGCATTTAACAATCTGGAAGACGGCCCCACGGTAAAGAAGTTTATTCAAGCCGTGGATAATCACGATGACGTAACCCTTGACAAGCTTGGGTTTGCGGGCGAGTGTGTAATTTCAGAGGAACTGGATGAGTTGAAGGGCGCACCTATCGGTTTTGATTCAGAAGATGCACAAAACTCGGTAAAAATACCGACTACTAAGCAAAATTACCGACTTGACCGTATTTTTACCGACAATCCAGCACTTTTACCGACTACTCTGTATAATTACGTAGAAGTATGTAAAAATACCGAACTGTCGGTAGAATTACAGGATGAACTACAAAAATGCGTACAAGAAATCACAAAAACCCTTGGAGAACTGCGCAGTATTGTGGCTTCAGAGTCAAATCCGGTATTTTTACTGTCCAGTCTGCAAAATTACCGAGCAAGTCGGTATTTTTACCGAGTTGATGACCCAAAATCCGGTATTTTTACCGAACAGAAAAGTAATAATATAAATAAAAATAAAATAAATGAACCGATGCTTCCAGCATCGGATAATAAGGGGGTAAAAGAAAGTGATAATTTGAATAAGGAAGTGGTTGATGCAATTCCCAGTGAAGGAATCAAAAGAATGTATATGGGCAATTACTCCCAGAAGAAATTAAAATCTCAACTTCCATTCTACACTTCCCAGGAAATTCAGGAAATCTTAAACAATCCCCAGGAAGCAATCACATCAAACGACAAGCTTTTCATCCGCACGCTCTGGAACGTTGCAAAGGAGCAGGCATCGGTTGACCAGGACAATCAGGAAGTAGAGGTTGACGTTGAAGGCTACAAATTCCCAGCTGACAGGTTCCAAAGAGACATCCTTTCACCGGCCCTTGAAGAAGCCAACGAGATCATCGAAACAGGAATGCTGAGAACGGAGGCAGAGAACCTTCCAGTTGAACTTGAAGAACTCCAGCCGGAACAGGTTGAACTCATACTCGATTGGGAGGGCGGCAAGGACAGCGTAGGCCAGTTCATTGTAGGTTCGGCTTCCAGGTTTCGCAAGATTTATTCGGAGCCGGTAGAAAAACCCAAACGCAGGCGTGGACGCAACAGCAGGAACACGGATGAGCGCGAGAAGGCGAAGGAATACTTCAGAAACCTATTGCGCTGTGACGATGACGACTACGACAGGCTTTCCCAGATAGAGAAGGCGGTATTCAATTTCGCTAACGAGTTTCTGGAGGTAGATTGGGTCAGCGGGGAGGTTATCGGCCTTGCGGATTCGGAAGACCTGAAGGAGAAGTTCATTTCACCGGCCCGCTACACGAGCTTCCTTGCAATGCTCAGGGAAGAAGTCGGCCTCGACATCACGGAAGAAGACTTTGAATCGGTGCTCAACCAGGCCGAGCCCCAGCCGACCGGAATACTCGACCACATCGGAGAAACAATGTTCTCGATTTTCTCATACGAGAAGATTCAGACTTGGATAAAGAAACACACCAGTTAACACATCACATCATTATGCGAACAATTAAATTCAGAGCAAAGACCATAGATGGCCATTGGGCTTACGGCGAGCCGCACCTTTTCACCAAAACACCGCACATCCACCAGAGCGATGGGAATTCCGTCCCAATAAAGCCGGAAACGTTATGCGAGTTCACGGGAATAACGGTATTCGGCCAGGAACTTTACGAAAAAGACATCTATACCATTGAAAAGAACGTAAGGAACGCGATGCTTCGTCACGTCATCTTTCACATATCCGGCTTTACTGGTCATCAGATCGGTTGTAAGCAGGAAGATTGGCGTGGCCGTGCATTTGTTCCGGTAGATGATATGGAGGACGTATGCGGCAATATCCATATTGTAGGAAACAGCATCGATAATCCGGAACTTCTTGACAGACCCCAGAGAACAAAGGAAGAACTGCTTGAAGTTGCCGCCGATTGGTGGATCGATAAGACGTTCAATAAGCTTCTCAATCAAGACAACGGTGAGGAATCGCACTTCCCCCTTCTCAACCTCATTTCGGTAAAGAGCAAGAAAGGTGTCACCAAAGAGCAGGTTGAAACATTCAGGTCTGAGTTTATCAAGAGCGTTACAACAACGGACAGCAGACAAATTTACGTTGGTGTTGATTATGGCCCAAGCGAACATTTGGCCGTAGCGTGCGAGAAGGCGAAAATTAACGAACTCTGCCTTCCCTGCAAAACGACTATGAATATCCATGTCGAAGAGGGCTATCTCTCAGTCAGTTTCGGCTATGGAAGCCCCTTCGTGAAAATTTAATTACTAATCCTTACAGTAACATATTAACATTAACAACTAACGTTATGCGAGAAAAATTACTCCTATCCAAAGAAGAGCATCTTCCAGGCATTGCCCTTTCCCTTATCGGTATCGAGCTTCCGCAAGAATACCAGCTTATGGTTTATTCCCTCATCCAGCTTGCCAAAAAGAAGGGCCTGGGAAACATCACGGTCGATGATGCTGTTGAAGTCAAGAACTATGCCATGGAAGAGCTTGTCAGACGCGAGAAGGTAGCTAACGAGAATCTAATTTTCATTAACGATTAACATTATGAGAAGAAGTGAATTTGAAATAGGCCAGTTCCTCTTTGACGGCCAGCACGCATTTATTCACGATGGGTACGTGAACGCAGACGGTTACGGTGTCGTGGTCGGTTACTATGAGCACCAGCTGCGTAAGAACTCTGGTTATGGAAACTGGCAAAAGACCGGCACGATTCGTCCGGCAACCGAAATCGAAATCAAGAATTTGATTTGCGACATTATGAACTTCCAAGGTCGAATCAAGTGTTATAGCGAATAGTATGTTTGACCTCGAAAGCCTTAAAGACAATAACACCATCTTCTGGGTGTTCCATTGGCCGTCTCTCAGGGAAGCTGCATCTGAATGCGGATGGGCCTTGGCGATTCACGGCTCGGTTGTACACGACCTTGACCTTATGGCAATGCCCTGGAGGGAGGACCACGCAACGGCAGACAACCTCGCATCTGTTCTTTCCAGCATAATCAACAGCAATGTCGAGGAATCAAGGCGTTCGATTTTCAAGTACGTTGACGAGAAACCTAATGGCCGTGTGGTCTATACCATAATCGGTGGAGGAACGTATATCGACCTTAATGTCATTGACAGCACCTGGCCGCACATCAAGGCAGAGCAGATTGTTGAAGCGGCAAAGAACCACGAAAATCAGAAAGGCTTCGGACGTTTGGTACATTCTCCAGTTTCTCGTGGAGTCAGCTCGGCCTATGGAATAGGATTTCTTGAAGGTGCAGAGTGGGTTATCGACTCCATTGAACAGATAGTTAACCTGGGTCGCAGCAACGACCTGATACAATCAAAAACAGTTATGAATAAAAAT